TTGGCAATAGCCATCTCTTGATTTTAATTTTGAATTGCAGGAATTTTTTCCTGCTGGTATTGTATTCTTGCTCACAACCCTATCCCTTTCTTTTATTATTTTTGGCATAGTCAATCATCCTCTTACCCAACCCATAAAAGCTATGTCTTCAGTTATAGCATCAGTAGGAAGTGGCATTTGTGAAAAAATCATGCCCTCTATTCTTGGAAGGTTTTGAATGAATTTTTCAGTATCTGAATTTACCCAGTCCATAATATAAAGACTGTCTATTGCTCTACCTAACTTAATGACTCTCTCTTCTGCTGATACAGGAGGGAACATTGGGTGTCCTGCCATAATAGGGAAGGCTAAAACTAAACAACCTACATATTCAGGGCACATATTGATTCCTGCTACTTCTCTGAACCCTTCCAGCTGAACTTTGTTTGATAGAGAACAGTTCTCTATAAGTCTTGGGGCTTGATGGTTACTCAAATACCCTTCAATAAATGTTTTAGTATCCTCATTCAAGGTCAAAATCTCTACTCCCTTTTTTAAGCTTGATTCTTCTGACTCCATGATTGAAGCCAGATTTATAAATTGGCATACATCTCTTACAAACTTTAAGCTTAACATGGTTTATCTCTCCAGTTGGCTTAAACCTTGGAAGCTCTCCTCCACAAATATTGTGAAACTTGCAGAGGATTGGTTTAGTAAATTCAGTCATAGCTTCCATCAAATGCTTCTCATTATAGTATCCATACTTCTTAAATACCCATTCACGGCACCAAGAATAGCACATCCTGCAAAGATTGTGTTTACCTTTATAGATTATAACATCTTCTCTATGGCAAAGGCTACAGTCTCCTCTTCTTTGCTTTGGCTTTTTCCCTTGCCTCTTCATCTGCTTGTAGCTCTGTTGCAAGCCAGTCAAGGTCTGTATCCTCTCCACACTCTCTTTGCTTTTTCTTATATGGTCTGGAACCATTTCCTTTTAACTCCTGTTCTGCATTTTCATAGCACTCTCTCCCACAATTACAATCACCTACACTCTTGGCATAGGAAGAGAAGAACTTGTGGAATTTTTTAGGGCTGTCAAACTTAATACTTAATGCTTTTAAGATAGTTGCTTTTCTTATTGGCATCATATTCAAAGTCCTGAAACAAAGATTCCTAGTATTGTTGCTTTCATCAAGTAGCCACTCTATAGCTTCATTATGTCTGTTTATTTTCCTTTTAGATTCAGCAGAAGATTCTTTCAACACTTTCATTACATGGTATTGGTACCACTGTTTACTCAAAATGTCATTAAAAGTATATAGCAACATCTCAGCAAACATTCTTTTAAAAGCATCCATATCCTTGGTTCTTAAGTATTCTTCCCATTCCATCAACATTACTCCAGACCAGTTTTATCACCACCACGGTAGCAATTGTTCTTCTTAAGCTCTCTAATCAAAGTTCTGTCAAATTTATCAGCACCCATAGTATTTCTACTTTTACCTTGAGCAAACATATCAGCACGTATTTCAAATTCATCTCTCAACATCCGGTACTCTCTACCTTCAGTGGTTTGTATTGATGCTGCTTCCACTCCTTTATACTCAGGGGCAATATAGTCTCCTGACTCATATTGAGCTTTAGCTTTCTCTACATTATTGTATTTGCTACAATGTGGGCACTGAAAGCCTATAGTTTTATCATTAACCACATTGAATTTTTTACAGCTTATGCAAGCTACCTTAACATTCCAATTTCTTCTCACCTTACAGTGAAGCCCTCTTCTGGATTGAGCTTTTGCTTGGTCTACTACTCCATTTGGGTCAAGATTCACTTTCCGCCTCCTTATCAAACTCTTCTTGTATCTGCTTTAAGTTTTTATGAGCCAAAATCTCAGCAACATGCTTCCTTACTTTAAGATACTTTTTATAGAACTCTGGTCTGCTCTTGTGCATCTCTTTCACTTTTTCCCATCCAGTCTCAACTGGACAAATAGAACAGTCTATCTTCATATAGGGAGCATTATCAATTTCATTATACTTCAACTGGGCACCACATTCTTCACATATCCAACGAGTACCTTTTACTGCTACTTGGATATTCATACAAGATGGACACATAGTAAAGAACTCAGCAGAAGACTCATGATAACAAGGGCACTCTCTTCTTGTAAGGATGCAGAGAGGTTGTACAAGAATCTTTTTATCAGGATTAGAGTTGAATACGATACCATCTCCACAAGCCCAAATATCCTCATCACAGAAGATGTAATACTGAGCAAGAATGTAAAGATTGTCTTGTATTTGAGTTATTACCTTTATATAGTTTCTGGTCTTCATAAAGTTGCGGAAAAACTCAGTTGCTTTAACTATTGCTGGCCAAAGTCTATGAGGGTGCTTCTTATGAGGTATATCTATATACTTCTCTTGAACCCTATCTTTGGCAGTTTGGTTAGTTCTTCTTTTATTAGGATTTGGCATTTTGAATGATTCCTTTCTGGTCAAAGACTGCGGGTTGGCCATTAGTTAATTCTTTATTGTGATTCCTGAAATCTATATGATTCCAACCCATACCATCAAACCACTCCTTACCTGTAATCCATTTGAACTCTGGGTCATTAGGGTTGTCCATTAAATCTTTGTGGAACTGAGCAGGAGTTGTTTTTGTTAGGTTGAAATCAAATGCACTTCCAAACTTGTGCAAAGATAAACTTGCACCAGTATCAGAGTCAAATGACCTCATACCTCTTTCACCCATAGAATTAAGAGACCCATAATCTAAGTTAAGAAGATTACCAGCACTTAGAAAAGTATAGGTGTTCACCCAAACTTGTTCATCATATTTCTCTCTTATCATATCCAAAGTCTTCAAACCTATTGGGTTAAGCCTTTGCCAAAGTATATGAGGGGCATACTTATTAAAAAGTGTCTTTGAGACTAACTCTGGCAAGATGAAGTATTTTGGTATATAATAAGATTGAGAATTTGATTGTGAATACAATAGTTTCTCTATCTCGGCTATAACATTTTTGGTATTCATCACTCACCTCTCAAATCTACTTTAGAAGTAAGACCCTGTTTTCTCATTACTCCCATTCCATATGGACCAACAATACTTTCGCTTTGCTTCTTGGATTGTATTGCTGCTTCATTTTCAGCCTTCTCTATTTCTACCATAGGGATGGACTTTCCTGCAAGACTATGTCCACAATCTTCTGCATAGTGCAACATACCATCTTTAACTTGTACATGACACCTAACAGTTTGGACTTGAAGAAGTTCTCCTGATATAGGGTATTCTCCTATAACATCAGGTTCAATTGTTGGCTTTCTTAGTGAGCCACTCAATTTCCATCTCTTATCTACTTTGTGTCTTTGTTTGCAAGCAGGACACCAAAATATTTTATCATTGGTGTGATACTTAGGTTGTGGGTGGTGCTTTCTTACCTTAACTCTTACGAAAGACATCTGTACCTCCTATAATTGAACTGGTTTTTCTTACTCCCCAAAGAGAGCCTGCCATTGTCTCATAATATCCTTTACCAAATAAATCATTTACAGCATCAGCAACCCTTCCACTTAATTTTGGTCTAAAATCATGACCAATCATAAACCCTCTTTCTCTCAACAAGTCCCAAGAGTTGTGAACATCTTTAACAAAAGGGTCATAATTATGGTCAGCATCTATAAATACAAGGTCAAATGGTGGCTTATTCTTGTAAGCCTTAAATAGGTCATCAGAAGTTCCCATAATCAGGTTCTTTCTAATCCCCTCAAACTTAACATTGTCCAATATATTCTCTTTGAATGCTTTGAATGCAGAGCCTTCTTCTACCATAAGGTCTTTCTCTTTTGACCAATTGTCTACAAATACAATCTCAGACATAGCCAAAGCTTCAGGTCTAAGCTTATCAATCATGGCAGAGCATAGTGCATGAGCACTTCTACCTTTCCAAGAACCAATTTCAAGTACTCTCATAGGAGCATCATCAAATGGTGGGTTTTTAAGGGCAGTATAATACAACTCCACTAACTCTTTAGGATTCATGAACCCTTTTATTTTGTTTTCATCAGGGTTATACTTAATCATCTTTATTCTCCATTATTTGTTTTACTAAAAAGAAACCTGTTGCTATTGCATCTGCTTCATCATTTTGTTCATAAGTAAGCCCAAGCTCAGGATAAAGTTTATTTATAGCATCTACCATTTGAACTTTAACAGCTGTTACTTTGCTATTCTTAAGTTCTTTGACTTTCTTGTTTATCTCTTCTGGGATTGAAGTTTTTCTACTAATCACTTTAAACAAAGATTTAACAGAAGCATTATTGACTAAGTTTACATCAAGGGCTTCATCTAAAGTAGCACAAGCCATCATTGCTGCTGTTTGGTATCTTGTCAAAATCTTACCTGAGTTGAACCTTGCTTTCATATTCATATCTTCCATAGCAAAGAAGTGAATACTCCCATATTTGTTTTCAACATTCTCCAATACTTTTAAAATATCAGATAGATAATTTATCAAAGCAACAGGCAAGGTCTCTCCTCTGGAAGTTAGGCTCCCACATTCTAACACTCTGAGACCTTGCAATATTGCCCATCCTGTTCTGTCTTGAGATACATCAAATGAGAATACTCTTAAGTCTGAGGACTTAAAATCATTACTTTTCAAGCTTTGTGATTTCTTCATCCTTTTTCCCATCTTTAGAAAGCTTCTTTTTGAAACCGTCCATGTACTGGACTTCTTCTTGGTTTAAAGTTCTGATTCCCTTGCGCAACTGTGCGCTTTCTTTCTTCTTTGTCAAGTCTTCCATCTTGGTCTTCCCTTTCTTTTATTCTATGCCAATCTTTACTACTATAAAAGTTCCTCAACTGCCTCCATAGAGGACATCTCAACATGCAATCCTTATCATCCGTATTACAGAACTTATTAGGAGCCGTTGGGCTCATTTGAGTACAAATTTTGTTATCATGGTGCTGAGTCCTATAAGGACAAATGCTCCAAAACATCTCCCATGATATTATTTTCAAGAATGTTTGGTAATCTTCCTCATTATGCATTTTATTTTCCTTTGTTCAAAATCTCTGAGGCATGCTGTTTTCTTAAATCATTACCACATCTGGGGCAATACCCCATTCTATTAGGGACAACTCCCTCTCCACAAGCCCCACAAAGCATACTATTCCTTAAACCTTCTTCCATCTTCTTATCAGACACTTCCCCTATTTGCCCATCAGGGTCAGGTATCTCATCACCTTCTACTAATCCAGTAGCAATAGCAAGCATGTCAAACATTCTAGCCATCTGTAAATTCTGCTGGATGTGTAGAGCCATCTTATATTTCTCAGCAATAGGTAAATCTTTAAGCTCATCTGGCCACTCTATAGAGCCAATAATCTCTTTTAAGTAGCTTGCACTTAGTTTCTGAGGCTTATCAAAACTATTCTCCACTAAACACCTGCCCTTTCACTTTACTAACTCCTTGGTGCTGGAAGATGCTAACTATATCATCAAATGAGTTAGATATTTCATCATCATGAGATACAGATAGTATTTGCTTCTTCTCTCCTCTTGCTTTCAAAGAGTCTATTACTATTTGTTTATTCTTTTTGTCAAGTGGACCATACACTTCATCATATACCTCAAACCCAAGATTGGTTCTACTCACTTGGTTGATAGCAAATTGAGTACTGAGAAGAATGCAAACTTCTTCACCTCCACTTAAGTCCTCTGGGTGAGCTTCCTTCTCAGCATGTATATTAAGGATTTTAAAAGTAAATTCATCTTTAATCCTTTTTCCTTTGCTCATTTCCCTTTGAGTGTCTATCTTTACAACAAAAGGTAATCCCATCTCACTTAATGCTTCATTAATCATATTCTCAACAGCTACCTTATTTTGGTCTATATACCTTAACTTCATTATAGGTAAATTCTCAAACATCCACTTATAGAGGATGTACTTACCTTCTATGCTCTTTAGACTTTCTTTAGCTTGTTTAAGCTTTGAGGCAAGGTTCTTATAATTTACAAGGAGGTTCTTTTTAGTCTCCACTTCCCTTTGCATTCTGAAAGTGGTCTCTCCTATAGCATTGACCTCTTCCCTTAAGCTTGCTAAATCAGGCTCAGGCTTTTCTGGTTTATCCAGTTTTAAATAAGATAATGTATTTTTGCTGGAATTAAAAGAACTTTTTAAACTTTCTGCTTTTTTCTTTTCTTCCTCATATTCCCTAATTTTACTCTGGACAGCTTCTATATTCAACTCACACTGCTCAACCTCTTTCCTTAAGACTTCTGCTTCATCTTTTAGTTCTTGACAGTTGAGTTTTTGCAGTTGAATTTTCTTTTGAATTTTTTTCAACTCTGCTGCTTTTGTAAGAGCAGTTCCACAAGTTGGACATTTACCTCCATCCTTAATAGATTCTGATAATCCAATTGTGCTCTTATATAAGCTTGAATACTCAGCATTTGAAATATCCCTTTTATTAGAAAACTCTTTTAAGGTAGATTCTAGCCTTGAAAGTTCCTCCCTTAGTCCTTTTATATCTTTAGCCTTTAAGACCTTAATCAGGGTGTTATAATCGGTTTTATAAGTCTTAATCTTACCCCTTAATTCCTTAGAAGCTTCAAGATTATTATTATACTGTTGCCAATCCTTGAATAGAGCAACTTCTTCTTGATATTTATCACTTAGAGCTTTGCTTTTCAATTTAAAAGATTCTAACTTGGCTTTTCTCTCCTTAATGTGAGCAAGGAACTCTTTAGGAGTCATGTCATCATCAAAGGAAAGCATTACCTCTTCTATCTCTGTTTGAAAAGTATCAACTCTTGATTTAAGAGTCAGGTATTCTTTCTCTTGCTCATTCTTTAGCTTTTGAACTTTATCTCTCATATCATCAAGAGCAGAAGCCCCAATCATATCTCCAAATATCTTAGCCTTACCACTTCCAGTCTTTTCTCCTAAGAAAGAAGCTGTCCTTTTCTGGTCACACATAATAGCAGACATAAACCCAGTATAGGAACATCCAATTATTTCTTCAAGATGTTCCTGAGTAGTTTCCTCTCCATTAAGAACTATAGTTGCAGGATTATCTACTCTCCTATTGATTACCAGTTCTGCTCCTGCTTCATTCTTAAGGGTGAGCCAAACTTGTCCACCAGTTTCCTTCCACATGAACTTGACTGTTTTCTTTCTTGTCTTTTTGAATAAAGCCCACTTAATGATTTCAAAGATGGTACTCTTACCACATCCATTAGTGCCAGTAATAGAGTAAACAGTATTATTCTCAAATTCCAAAAGGAGTCTTTCCCAAGAAAGAACTTTCTCTGCTTTAATCTGTTTTATATACCACATCATTCAACTGCTTTCTCTAATTTAGAGAGAAGGCTCAAAGCACTCTTTTTTAAATTGCCTGAGTTCTTCTCTATATAGTTTTTACAAGTTTCTGATAAGGAATGGTCTTCAATCTCATTACCATCTATATCAGTTGTCACATTTTCTGCTTTAACTTTCCATACCACATCCATACAATTTGAATCATTGTGCTCACCCATCATCAATTCCTTCTTCAAATCCTCACAAGCTCTAAGAGTTGTTGGGACTTCCTGAGAGGGAACAGTCAAGTTATATCTGGCAACATAAGGTACATCACATTTAGGTGCAGAGTCTAAGTTGTTCAAATCTAAAAGTCTATAGCTTTTAGTTTTATGATATTTGTGTCTTATGTATTTACCAGTTTTGCTATCAGTTTCCAAAACTACTAAACCATGGTCACTCTCTCCATATCTAGTTGGAAATGGTGGACCAGGATAGATGAAGAACTTTTGACCATAAGTAGTATGATAGTGAGCATGATAATCACCCATCATTATAGTTTTATAATCAGCAAACCTTTCATCCTTCAAAGTTACTACATTCTTATAGAAATCAGATATTCCTTCCAACATATCATGGAACATCATCACCCCTGTAGAGAGGTGGAGTTGATTTGTGTCATGGATATAAACATTTGAATCAACTCTTCCTAATGCTTCTCTAATATCCATAAGAACAAAATTACTTTTACTCACATAGTCATGGTCACCAGGTCTGCCTGTTATGATATACACAGGGCATTCAAAGTCCATAATAATCTTAACAAATTCAGCCTTCAAAGCTTCAGGAGGATTAGAAGTGTCAAATACATCCCCAGCAATCAAGACTGCATCAACTTTTAGCTTCTTGGCATGAGCAGGAAACTTTCTCAAAACTTTAAGCTTCTCTTCACACATCCTATCCCATAACTTACCATTTACCATAAGAGAGAAAGGGTGTTTGTGTTTTAGATGCCAGTCAGCAGTTAGTAACCATCTCATACTCATGATACAACTATCTCTTTCTTATCCAATCTTTCCTTGGCATGCTCTTCAGTAAATCCTTTTGGGTATCTCTTTTTGAGCTTGTTGATGTTTTCCTCTAATACTTCAGGTATATCTATTTCTAAGTGACGAGATAGGATGGCAACATACCACATAAGGTCTCCAATTTCTTCTCTGATGTTGTCAATATCAAGAGGTTGACCATAAAATATATTTTTCTTAATGGTATCCACAATCTCTCCACTTTCAGTAGATAAACCAAAAGCTGCGTGAGTTAGGGCTTTCTGTATATCTGAAAGATCCAACTGAGCATAATTTACATCAGTTCTTCCAGAAAGCTGCACATAGTTTTCAATCTTCATCTTCATCTCCTACTTCATTAAATTCTTTAACAGCTTTCATTAAGCCTTTTAATTTTTCTTTATCTGCTTTTATTGCTTTGATAGACTTCTCTTCACCTTGACCAAGTTTCTCTCCATCATAGGAGTACCATGCTCCACTCTTCTCAATTATGCCACAATTTAACCCTTGCTCAAACAAATCAGAGATAACATCATAACCTCTACCATAATAGAGTTTCAACACAGTCTCTCTAAAAGGAGGAGCACACTTGTTCTTTATGGCTTTCATCTTTTGAGTGATTCCCTTTGGACTTTCCTTGCTTCCTATAATACCAGTACGTCTTACATCTATTCTTTGAGAGCAATAGAATTTTAAAGCATTACCACCAGAAGTGGTTTCAGGATTACCAAACATAACTCCTATCTTTGTCCTTATTTGATTTATGAAGATAAGAGTTGTTTTAGTTTTACCAATCATTCCAGTCAGTTTTCTTAAGGCTTGTGACATCATCCTTGCTTGTAGACCTACATGAGAAGCTCCCACCTCTCCATCCACCTCAGCTTTTGGTACTAAAGCAGACACTGAATCTACAACAATTAAATCCATAACATTAGACTTAATCATAGCTTCAACAGAGTTCAAAGCATCTTCTCCACAATCAGGTTGAAGTAGAAGAAGGTCATCAGTATTTACTCCAAAACCTTGTGCCCAAGATTTAGTAAAACTATACTCTGCATCAACAAAGGCACAAGCATACCCTCTCTTTTGATACTTTGCTATTGCATGAAGAGTCAGGGAAGTCTTTCCTGAAGATTCTGGACCAAATACTTCAAGTATTCTACCTCTTGGGAATCCACCACCAAGGACTCTGTTCAAAGTAGGTATGCCAGTAGACACCCAGTCAATGTTAGTATCTACTTCATCAGATACTACAAAACCATTTCCATAATCTTTGTTTAGTTTTTGCCTTAAAGCATCCACACTATTGAGTGAAGTCTTGGCATTATTCCTTTTAGGAGGCATTATAAAAATCCTTTATGAAGCGTTCTAAATAATTTAAGTTTTCTTTGAGTCTTGATTCAGATGCATTTATATCAGCACCAACAAAATATTGTCTTTTTATCCCATCTTCTCCAGTCTTAGTATAAAATATATTCTCTTGAAGTAGCTTATAGTATTTTCCTCCAAGGCAAGCAGCAGTAGAGTATTTACCCATCATTATAATTAAGTAAGGGTCAACTTTTTCAAATTCTTTTCTGAACCATCTTCTGCAAGCCTTAATATTGTCAGAGGATATATCTTCATCACAAGCACACTTGATAAGAAAGGAATAATAGTAATCATGTTTCAAATGGTAGTTTAATTTCCTTATAAATTCTTGTAGAGCATCTAAACCTCTCATAGTCATAGGTTCTCTATCAAAAAGGATAAGAACAGAGGAAGGTTTGTGACCTCTTGAAAAAGAGGTATGCTCCCTTGCCTTATGTAAGTTGCATAGTGTACATTCTTTTAGTTTCATGCTCATTCCTATTATAGAAAGCCAGAGGGCATTAAGCCCTCCAGCAAAGGTGACTAAAGGTCGTCAAGGTCTCCTAAATCATCAAGGTCATCATCATCTTCTTCACCTTCTTCTTCAGCATCTTCCTCATCTTCCTCTTCAGGTTCAGGCTCAGGCTTCTTTTTTGCTGCTTTCTTTTTGGCAGGTTTCTTTTTAGGAGCAGGAGCTTCTTCCTCTTCCTCTTCATCTTCCTCTTCAGCATCTTCTTCAACATCAACATCCAATTCTTCTTCTTCATCAGGAGCATTATCCTCATCCTCATCTTCTTCAGAATCAGCTTCTGTAGAGAACTCCCCGCCATTTTCAGCCAAGAAGTCTTCAATAACAGATGAAGGAGTTGGAGCAGCATGACTTTCAAGTTCTTTAAGAACAGAGTCAAGGTTTGGCATTTCTTCTTCAGAGAAAACACCAGTATATTTCCCAACAGTCACAGTGTAGGTAACTTCCCAAGCTTTTGAGCCTTTAGAAATTTTCTCTACTTTTATGGCAAATACATCAGTCACATAAGTCTCATCAGAGTCATGACCCTTATCAATAAGCTTATCAATATTGTCAGCATCATTATTAATAGCTTTCAATTGACGCATTACTTCAATACCAAAAAGCCAAACTTTAAGGTTCTCTTTATCCCACTGAATCATACGGATGCTCTTGCGATTTTTAAGAGCAGGTTTTTTCTTGACCATAGCAGGAGTTACTTTTTTAGTAACTTCAGTACCAATAGCTACAATAGTAGCATATCTGGTAGAAGGTTTCCAATTCTTCTGCTCACGTTCTCCAATATCAGGCAAACCATTTTCTTTCTTATAAGTAGAAAGAGGAGCAAGGTTTTTGTTTTTGTTATCAACATCACCAACAAAGCGTCTTTTGTTGATACCATCTTCAGCCGGAAATCCTGGCCAACACTCTGTCCATTCCTCAATATAATCAGGAATAGCCAGTTTAAGGTAATAAGTTTTACCAGTCTCCATTTTGAGCTGGTTTTTAAGACCCTCATTAGGGTCACTGGTTGTTTTAAATCCACGTCTAGCCATGGAACCTCCTAAAAAGTTTTAGATTTTTGTTGTTTATAATAGATACCTTGATTCATCATATTCCCTACCAAATAGCTTAAGCTTCTAAAGCTGTCACCTCTTGCAGAGACAGCTTTTTCAATAATAGCCAAAGTCTTCTTTCTTTGCCCCCAAGTTTTTAGGTGGGCTTGAAACTTTGTGTACCACTCAGCTTCCTTATTAATGTCATGGAACTTAGCTTCTACTTGCTTTTGATTTGGTCTTGTTATACCATTACTTGACAAGTCTTGCAGAACCATTTTCATTCTTCTTGATTTTGCTAGTTCAAATTTTCTTTCCACCTCCTCATATCTCTCATCAGCAATCCTTCTTAAATTAGCCCAATATGCATACACAGCAGGCTGTTGAGTAATTTCTTTTATCAACCCTTGCAAATCATCTTTCAGATAAGAAGTGTCTAAGACCTTTGAGATGTCTAGCTCACCTTCATAACGAGTCATGAGATTTGAACTAATGTCATCATCAATCTTTTTAAAAAGTTCAGTAAATGTTGCTTTAGCCATCTCTTTCCCTTCTTCTCTTTCCTAATTAATTATAATATACTAAAAGGTAATTAATAAATAAAGAGAAAAGTTTTTTTTATTTAGACAAATATTTCTCGTGTATTTCCTTACTTTGAATTATTCTGGCATGCTCTCTCTTGATGTAATTGCGAGAGCTTACAGACATAAATCCCAAATCCCCTTTATCATAGACAAGCATGTCATTACCAACAAGTTCCCAATACCAAGAAACATCTGATTTCTTAGGGTCAGAGTCAGCAGCAATTATTTTAATCTTCACTATCCCTGCTTTCCACTGTTCTTTTCTTTGGTATGTAGGGAAGTCCTTTGCATTTACCTCTGCCTCTGTTCTCAATACTGAAAGTTTTTTCTCAGCTACTAAATTCATTTTCTACCTCCTTTAAATTTGAAAGGTGTTTTAATCATTTCATTCCAAGCAATTCTTTTATCAATAGAAATACTCACTTGTTTAAATCCCATCACATCTCTTTTGAACTTCATATCTCTTTGGACTCTTAATAAGAATGGAGCTTTGGACTTGTACAGAGCAAATAAATCTTCCTTCATTTTCTTAAATCTGTTATCGCTAGGGAATACCATAAATGAACCTTGGAAGGTTTCATCCTCAAAGAATACCCAATAAAAGTCTTGACCTGCCATCTTTCCTCTCTTGGCAGTAAAGGTTTGTATGTCTACTATTACACCTAATGCCCACATAGTTTTATTTATAGGAAGCTTAGCCACATTGATTAAGGGTCTACATTTATATTTTTCTCTTATAGCCTTAATACCTCCATACTTATCAAAATAGCGGTTGAGAGGGTGCTGAAATAGATAATTATAGCCAAAGTTATAAGGTTTCTTATCCCCATTCATATATTTCCTTAACTTATCCATTTCATATACAGAATCTACAAATACTTTCTTCCAACCAACATTAACACTTCCTCTTATAAGAAGAACCTTGCCTTTCCACTTATGTAGCTCTTGTTCATATCTTTTATAAATATCTCCCTTAAAAGATAGGACAATAAAGTCAGTTTCATCTTCAAGATTAGCTAATGCATACCTCTGCTCTTCTGCTTCATTGATTACATCTTTAGTTTCCTGAGACAATCTCTTCAAGTCAACAGCAGTCAAAACTCCTCTAATAACAACATCCAGTCTTTTAGTTTGAGACCTATCCTTTTGTTGTTCTCCTTCATCTTGCTCAATATCTGATAATTTCATAAGGTTAATGTGAGAAGCAAATGCACCCTCAACATCACCATAATATTCACAAAGATGCTTCCCAACAGTCACAGGTGAGACCGATGCTTTGACCTCTGCCTCTTCTTGGTCAGTAAAACTTTCCTCACCTTTACACTCTTCCAGAAGCCTTTTAACCTCTTGTTTTGCTTTTGGACTTTTCTTCTTGACATTTTTGTGAATCTCCTCAAAGTTATCTAAAAGAGTTTTCTTATCATATCCAAACACATCAAATGCACCTGCCATAATAAGGTTCTCAACACTACGTTTATTACAAGCTCTATTATCAATCCTCTCAAAGAAATCTAATAAAGAATCAAACGGCTGGCATTCTACTATTGTATCTACTGCTTTACTACCAACATTCTTAACATTAGATAGACCAGATACAATTTTATCACCATCAATAACAAAGTTATGTTTAGAAACATTTACATTAGGCTCTGATAGAGATATACCCAATCTCTCTACTTCTTTAATCATCTCCTTAATCTTCTTTGTTGCATCTGCACCTGAACCATTAACTGTATTAAGATAAGCTGTACAATACTCTATAGGGTAGTGGTATTTAAACCACATGCAGAAGTAACTCACAAAAGCATAAGCTACTGAGTGGGAGGCGTTGAAAGCCCAAGAATTGTGAGACACAAATCCATTAGCAACAAGTGTTGGGCGTTTCTTGTCTTCCATTTCTATGTCATACACTAACTCTTCACCAACACTTTTTATAGACACAATCTTCTCAAATATTATTTTATGACCTTTGGTATCTTTCTTAGTTCTACCTGACTTACTCTGCTCAAGCGCCTTGTGACAACTATTACACACCCACATCAACCTTGAGTTAGGGTTGTCATATGTTAAGTGATGTATTTCCATATCTTTATCTTTGAATTTAATCTTGCATACATCACAAGGTTTTGAGCTCATAGATAATTTGAATGCATCTATCTCTTCTTGTCCATATGTCTTATCTTTTAATCCGTCTGCAAAGTCTGGGTTGAAAGATTCTTTGCTGTACCCTCCATCCATAGCAATTGTTGTTTCAAATTCTTTAAAGTTCTTTACTCTTTCAAACTTAGGCTTAGACTTACCTTTTTTAATTACAAATCTATGCTCACTTGTTGCTTTTATTTTCTTACCAGATTCAGTAGTTATCTCAAACAACTCCTTAACACCATTACAAAACACTTTTGCTATGCGGTTAGGTTTTAGCCTTCCTTCTGTAAGGGAATAGCTCTGCATCTTCACAGAAGCTTGCTTTTTACTGCCTTTTGCTAAAGGTGAAGCATATCCATCACATTCATACAAGTCCTTTATTTTTACCCACTTCTTAGCACTTTGGTTAGGGTAAGGGTTCAAGACCAATGTGTCTCCTGACAAACACCCAAAGCTCATAATCCTTTTAAATGCTTCTTCTGCTTGCTTCTCTGTCAAGCCCTTTTCCATACATCCTTTTCTCCACTGAGGGAAGAATGTCTTCATAAAGTATTCAGCACCACCAGACTTAGACATAACTTTACGCACAGTATTAGTTTGCCCCCAGTCAAAATCTCCAAGCTCTCTTACTATCTGCATCACTTGCTCTTGATAGATAATCAACCCATAAGTATCTTTAGTCCACTTCTCAATTATAGGGTGCTCTGCTTTTTCTCTCTTAGCTGTTCCAAATTTAAGAGCAGGGTATTTATTCATTGCACCTGAATGTATAGGTCCAGGTCTGTGGAGAGCTGTACAGTCAGATATTTCAGAAAATTTATCAATCTTGACTTGTTTAGACAACCTTGTCAATCCAGGGCTACCAAACTGAAAGATTCCAACAGTATGAGCTTGTGCAAACTCTTTATACACACCTTTGTCTCCTCCATTATAAGTAACATCTCTTACCAAGTCCTCTAAGTCTATCCACTTGCCATGTCTTTCTCTGATGTATCTCTTACACTCATTAAGGATAGTCATGGTATTAAGACCCAGAACATCCATCTTTAAAAGACCAACATCTTCAGCATCATGTTTATCTATAGTAGTTACTGGAAAGTCTGATTTCTTATCTTTCCTTAAAGATGTGTACTTTCTAATATCTCCATCAGCAATAACTACTCCAGCAGCATGAACACCTTGTTGCTTCACAGTCCCTTCCAACTTAGCAGAGAATAGAGGAACCTTTGGATATTTTCTGGCATACTCTTTAGCAAAGTCAAACTGTTCAAAAGTATCACTAAGACAGAAGCTTAAACGAGAGTCAGCGCCACTTCTTTCAATCACAAGGTTACATACTTCCTGAGTTTCTGGCAAAGGTACTCCATAAAGTCTGGCAACATCTTTAAGACTCATTTTAGCTTTAAAGGTCATATTGTTCCCTAAAATGGCAACATTATTCCTTCCATACTCATCTATAAAGTATTGTACAACTTCCCTTCTTCTCCTATCCTCAAAGTCCATATCAACATCAGGGTAGTCAGTTCTGTTAGGGTCTATAAACCTACTGAATAGCAACTTGTGTGGAATAGGGTCAATCATAGTGATGTCTAAAAGATAAGCTACAATTGAGCCACAACTACTTCCCCTTGCTGGACCACGTTCTAACTCATGCTTGTCAGACCACTTCATAAGTTTATTACATAGGATAAAGTAAGGAGTGAAACCTTGACCTGTTATTTGGCCCAACTCTTCCTTAAGCCTATCTTTATATTCTGGGATAAGCTTTTTAGGAACTGTGCCTTTAATCTTCTTTGCCCATCCTTCCTTACAGAGAGTTATTAAGTGAGCCTTTTGAGCATCTTTTTCATCTTCAAAATCTTTCAACTCAGGAATGTCAAGGTGAGGCATAACCATAGTACCTTTAATTAAAGATGGTTTGCATCTATCTGCTATTTCTTGAGTGTTTTGCAAAGCTTCTTTTACCATACTATCTGGTATAGTTGGATTGTGCTTGGTAAAACTATCATACATCTCATCATAGCTCTTTACATATAAGTCCTGAGCCTCATACCTTAACCTGTTAGGGTCATTCAAAGCATCTTTAATCTTGTCATAGCGAGTGGAATTGATTGCCAACAATACATCATGAGCTTCCCAATCTTCTGGATTAACATAATGAGGGTCATTAGTGATTATTAGAGGTATTCCCAAATCCTTACCAATTGCTGCCATTAATCTATTAATCTTAGGTTGGCTCTTCATATCAATAGCCATCATTTCTATATAGAATCTATCACCTAAAAGTTTTTTCCATTTCTTGGCTTCATCCCAAGCCCTTTCCTTATATTCTGCAAGTTTAGATTTTGGCTCTTTTCCATCAATAACTCTTATCAACTCATAAGCAAGGATACCTCCCATACAACCTGAACCAAACAAGCAGTTCTTCATCACTTTTATAAGTGACCAGTCCCATCTTGGTCTGTGATAGAATCCATTCAATGCTGCCTCACTCATAGTAGCAAGAATCTCATAAGACCCTTTCTTATTCATAGCCCAAGAGCAGAAGTGAGACCTGCGAGAAAGACCTAGAACAGCTTCAAACTCCCTCTTAGCCTTATTCTTATCCTTTACTGTACTCAATCCCCTTTCAGCCTGTAGCTTTTGTGCATCATTGAGTCCTTTTATCTTTCTATCATTACAGTAATACCCCTCTACTCCCAATATGGGCTTAATGCCATTATTAGAACAAGCTTTCTCAAACCTTACCCAACCAGCAGTACTACCATGGTCAGTAATAGCACAAGACTCTTGCCCTATATCCTTAAGTCTCTCAATTAACTCTCCAGCACTTTTACTGGAAGCATCCCATACTTTAGACATTCCATCTAAAAAGGAATACTCAGTATGTAAATGAAGGTGGGTGAATTTATTCCCCATTATTTATCCTTTGTTAAGTATTTCCAGTACTTCATATCATTCTGAATTGCTAGTGGCATATGTCTTAAGGACATTACTTTGCCTTGGTTTTTACCATCTTTAAATGGGTGCAACCTCTTCTCTATCCTCTCCTTAATCCTGCTGGCAGTTCCTAGTTTCTTATTGAACTTCTGTGGTCCAAAGCAATCCATATCTTTAAATTTTCTCATTATGCTTGCAAAAGAGCCTACAGAGGAAAAGTGCCATCCAGCATTTTCAACCCTTACCCATCTATCAGTATACTGTTTCCTTAAGGTGTCTAAACATTTAGTACCTTTCAAAAACTTCCCTCTAATAGCAAATAGGTGTTTCCAGTCTTGGAAATATAGGTTGTAGTAATATCTAAACAATTTAGTTTTAAATACTACTTTCTCATAATTACTATTAACAAACATCTTAACCATAGTTGCTTTAGGAATCTCATCAACATCACCATGGATTATAACATCATCAGGTTCCATGACGCTATCAACATATTTAAGAATCAAGTTTCTTTGAAACTTCTCTACGTCATTAGGAACAAACTTATTTGGAAGAGACTTGTGGATGGTTTCCTTATCTTGGGTAAGATATACCATCTTGTGTCTCCATGGTTCAAATCTCTTCATATCCATAATGCCAGTAAGCTCTCTATCATTTCCTTTGTATAGTATTGGCAATTCTGCTATCACAAACTTATCAACAACAGAGTCTAATTCAATTAACCTTATCTCTAATAAGTCCAACTCATTGTTTAAAGGGAATGTATCATAAACCATCACAAAACTCCTTAACCTTTGCCAAAGAGTGTTCTACTCTTTTGTGAGGAACCCATTCAGCAAATCTTCCAATGTTAAAAATACCTTTTTGATTCAACCAAGTTTGAAGTATGCTATTATACATATCATAATCAGAATCACAAATAATGTAAGCAGGACTTATGACCTTATGTCTAGTCTCAAAAGTAGCAAACATCCTTTCTGCTATCACTCCTGCCTTCTTCAAGTCATACTCTACTCTTTCCAAAATCTTATTACAATATGCTTGGCTTTGTAAAAGGGACTCATCATTTTTTCTAAAACTTACCTCAGAGCTTATTACAGAGTACCCTTCTCCTTTAGTTATATTTACCTTAGAAAATAAATAATCTCTTTCTGGAAAGTAAACTATTTTATAAGGCAATTTTATAAATTTAGTAGGAACTATCATCACAGCTAAAAACATATTGTTGTAGTGTAAGCTTCTTGTTGCTACATCAATAATGTCTTCATCTTTAGCTCCTTTTACCATTCTCATTAACTTTGGCAGAGCTATGGTGTTTATGACCTTATCATAGGTTATCCTGTGAATATTTTGATGAGGGTCATCATTATCCATATTCCTTAATTCTATAGTCTTATGTTTTGGGTCTATACTTAGAACCTTAGCATTTTCCATATTCTTAGCTACATTCTTCTCTAACTCTTTCAACAATAGAGAAGCATTCTCATATTCCATAATGTTAGAGCTATCCTTGTTGAATAGCTTCATTGGTACTACCTTCTGACCAAAAGAGGAGGATTGTATCTCCAATAAGTCTTCCTTAATAGTTTTCCAAGTATGAGGCAATATTACATTATTAGAAATATATTTCCCATAGTTACCTACTGCCCAATCTGCAAAGTTATCACTACTTGCTTTCTTACGGTCTCTGACAATATAGCTTAACCAAGCTTTAAACTTTTCCTTAAAAGGAAGATTGTTTTGGACAGGGTATTTATAAAAACTTCCTTTGTAGCATACAGATGTTAATTCAGATAGGCTAACCTTCTTTGTCCTGTATGCTTTAGTCTTGATGAATTCATCCATATCCTTATGGGCAAATAAAGTCCTTTGACCTGACTTAAACTTAAGACCGTTTGCAGACTCCTCAGAAAATCCATTACCACCAGTAGAGAGAAGCACAAAAGGGTGCTTCTGCTCTTTAAGGTAATTTGCACACATTAGTCCACTTGGACCACCACCCAATATTGCTATCATTTGGTAGCATCCTTACTGTACTGTGTCAAATCATATTTTTCAACTTCAACTTTCCTAACAGGCACTGTACCATCTATAGTAAGTTTACAAACTCCTTTAGGATGGTCTTTAGTTGGGTTGTTTTCATTACGGTTACAATTCCCATATCTTAGACAGATAGGTTTCAAAGCATCTCCCATAAGCTCATTATAGTCTTTAACTGCTGCAGCCATAAGGTGAGATAGAGCAACCATCTCTCCCTGCATAATATGACACATACGAGTTGAACATATAGAGTCCAGAACAGTCTTGTAAGAGTAGGTTCCATGCCAAAGTGTTTTAGCTCCTTGGATTATTCCATAACGAGCTTCATCCTGTTGGATGCCCTCTGCTATTGCAAGATTATAAAAGTTCTGAGAAGCTAGAACCAAATCATTGTATGCCTGGTGTACCTTGGGTCTACCCATAAAAGAAGGCGGTGTTACATAGTGACCATCATACATGTTGCCAAGCCATTCCTCTGACTTAGCTCTCTGAGTCATGACTCCTAAAGAATTACCTATCCGGTGGCGAGAAATCTGCTTCAATAGGACAACTGATGCATTCTCCACTCCAAATGTCAAGTGTATACACTCTAAGGAAGGAGTGTGACCACCTTGCATTACCCACTTGAAAGTTTCCTTAGCTTCTTTGTCAGTTAAGGTCTGAGGATAAACCAACTCCCCTTCAATACAAGTCTTATAGTTTGCTGCTGCAATATGTTCAGGATTTGCTGGTGCTGCTAATAAGCTTACTGCTAAAGGGAACTTATCAGTTCTGTACCTCATCAAAGGTTTTTCAGTTCCAAAGATGGATGCCCCTAAATTTACTCTTTCAATCTTCATTTCAGTACTCCATTCTCTTTTTGTAAACTTCAAATCCATTACGGTCTAAAAATTCAAAGGTCTGATTAAATTTTGAAGAGACCTTGTTCCAGAATGATTTTAAGTCATACTTATTCTGAAGATAGTCCCTTGCTTCAGGTCTCTTATAAAACCTTTCCAAACATAGATCCACAGGAGTGTCAACATAAGCAAATCTAATAGAAAGTCTCAAATCCTTTAGTACAGATACAATAGCATCAAAGGGTTCCTTTTCTAAAGTCTCATACACAAACCCACTCACAAAGCTTCTATCTTGATAATAGTTAAACTTTTGGAAGAATGGTCTTTCCAACAAGGTCTTGTAGAGAGTGATATAAGAGCCAAGTAAATACGGGTCTTTTCCAAATCTTGACATAAATCCCCCAAAATTTTCATCCCTTAAAGGATTAAGCCAAGGAGTCAAAAGAGGGACATTCTTTTCAGACTTTTCAACCATCTGCTCTATAAAAGTAGTTTTACCTGAGCAATTCAGTCCTTCAACAATATGTAACATTTTCTTTCCTTATTTAATAGTGAAAGGGTAACTCTGTTAAGAGCTACCCTTTATACAATCAATCCAACTAAAAGGATGATTTAAGCAGGAATGTGAGAGATACGTCCAGTCTTCTCATTCAAGGTAAAGCGACCCCATTTGTCACCTTTCTTACCTTTATTAATTTCAGTCATAATGATTTTGACTTTACCTGCAGTGTTAGCAGAAGGTTTTGCTTTGTACTTAGCAATAAGCTTCTCTGTGTTAGAAACAATCAAATCCATCTTGCCACCTTTTTTAAGGGCAAGATAAGCACAGAATCCAGCTGTTCCTTCAGTGTATGGAGCTTCTGCTCCAGAGGTTTCTGCTTTCTTTGCAGCAGGTTTCTTGGTTGCTGCTTTCTTTGCAGCAGGTTTTTTCACGGCTGATTTTTTAGTTGCCATTTCTTTCTCCTTTTTAGGATTGGGTTTGTTATTTTTATCAACATCATCATCTTCAAAAATATCAGATAATAAGTCATCAGTATCATCTTCAACTACAGGTTCATCTTCTTCCTCTTCATCATCTCTTCCAGACCTTGTCTTCATAGATGTCCCTAATCTTTTAGAAACTTTCTCTGTAACAGTTTCATCTGACTCATCTTCCTCATCAAGGTCATCAATATCTAAAAGCTCATCAAGCTCTTCTTCTTCATCAACTAATCTCTCTGCTGCTGCTCTGAAACTTTTCTTTTTAGGCTTGGTTTTCTTATTACCTGTAGGAGGAGCTTCTTCAAGCTCTTCATCCTCAGAATGCTTCTCATCCCACTCAGATAATAATATTGCCATCTCTGATTCATCCTTGCCAAAATACTTAACCATACCTCTTTTTTCTGCTAAAAGGTAAAGCTCTGGTATTGTCATAACAGCATAGTTCTTTTTCTTACTCATTCCATCACATCCTTAAATAAAAAGTTCTTTCCTTTTCACTCCTATAATATACTACTTTTACTCTAATAAAAAAAGGCTTTTGTTAATTTTTTTTCAGACAGACTTAAATTTATTTAACTTAGGGTTCATTTTAAAAAATTGAGACTCTGATTTTATATCTCCAGAATCATTACAACCTTTAGGGAACTCTACCTCTGCTATGTAAATTCCTGCATTACTGAATAAAGATTTTGCCTTTGCATTGAAAGAAATATTCTTCCCAGTTTTCTCTGAAGTCTTATAACGTCCTGCATCATCATTATCATAAGCTAAGAAAATGTACCTAACTCCAGAGTTGATAATTAAATCAAACTGCTTATCTGAAAAGTTCTTTGCAGCTATGGTATTCTTAAGACCCATGCTTTTCATTTTAAGTACATCCCCAGCACCTTCAACAAATACTAAGTATTTAAACTTAGTCTTATACCTCCAGCCATAGAAAGTTCTCAACCTATTACTTTTCTTTGGTGCTCTCCACCTTGGCTTATCAAGTTTCCCTACATACCTTGCATCAAAATAAAGCACACCTTTCTCATCCTTAATAGGGAATATTATGTGCTCATAGTATTTACTGGTCTTATCCATACAAAGTCTTACCCCACAAGATTCCATAATCTCTTTACTAATTCCTCTTTTTCTTGCCCAATCTCTTGCTCCTTTGTGACCAAATGGGTTACAAAGTTCATTAGGTAGCTTGAATCTCAGAAACTTGTTTGAACCTTTTTCTTTCCTCACTTTTCTCATAAACTTTCCCCAAGCATTTTCCTTGATACCTTCAATAAAGTCAGTAGAGGAAATATCAAACAACTCACATATATCTTGCCAAGATTTCTTTCCGCACCCAAAACAGTTTCCTGCTCCAGATTCCTTATTAATGCCAAAACTTGGTCTGGTAAAATCTTCTTGTTCATGGAATGGGCAATTGCACATCACCCAATCACCAAAATCAATTACCCCTTTACACCCATTCTCTTCAAGGAACTCTACCCAGTCATGTATTTGCTGAGGTGTTGGCATTACCATTCCTTTCTGCACAGAGTACATCACCTATCTTACAACCATACTTTGCATATGGGTCTCTGTGAGGACAGTCTATGTATCTTCTTTGGCACCTTGGCTGTTTAAAGATTTTGTCCCAATTGTCTCTAAATCTTTTTTCATCAACAGGTCTATATTCAGACCCTTTTCCTGCTTCTCCTGCCATCATTCCTCTCCTGTTTCTATTTCCATCTCTTCTATTTCTTCAAGCTCTTTAGCATCTTCTGTATTTATTTCTTCTTCAAACTTCTCTCTTAAGGATTCATCATGAAACTTACCATATGCAAAGTTATGGAACAAGTGTACATCCTTTGTCTTTGAAAATCCTCTACCTTTTGTTAGTTGAAGTATAGAATATTCATCATCTATAACATTCTTAATAGATGCGCAGATATCTGCTATCCTAAATGGTAAAGGGGAGCTTCCTATGTCCCTTTCATCAAGCCTACGGGCTGTCTTTTCCTTATCTGAGCTTATTTCCTTAGAGGATTTCTTTTGCTGTATAGCAGTGAATGTAGGGACTCCTAATGTGCCATCCCAATTACGGAAACTCTTACACAGTTGATGCATATCCCAAGCAATCTCTCCAAAACTGTTCCAAGATTTTGCTTCCCTATATTGTTTCATAGGAGTGAGGTCATCCATGTAGTCAATAACAACTGCATGAATCTTATCTTGGATCCTATTCATAATCTCATACACCTTAGTTTCTATTTGAAGCATATTTGCACCTTTAGGGAAAGCACATATAAATAGCTTTCCATAATTCTTCTTAGCAAAAGCCCCTTTCTTTCTCCACTTTTGGTGTTCTTCTTTTGACCAATGTTTTGCTGGGTTTCTAAAGAATTTAGAGTGGACTTTGGATAGTGCTTGGTCTATTCTGTATGCAGTTTCATTCTTCTGCATTTCAATAGTGAAGATAATAACATTCTTTTTTAGCCTATATCCATTAGTAGCTACTTGTTGTAAGGCAAAAGACTTACCAGAGTTAGAATTACCAGATATAAGAACCATCTCAGCTCCTACACCTCCCTCCATAGCCATATCCCATTCTTTTATTCCTGTTGGGTATAACTGATACTTATCAGAGTTGCGCATTTTGTCTAATATCTCAGCATCTCTTTCTCTAAAACTCTCAGTATACTCCCCTTCATCCACATCATCACCTATTACAGGAAGTTTAAAATTTGATATTGACTCTTGGGCTTCTTTCAAGCTAGCATTATCTAATTTGTCTGCTACTTCCATAACAAATTCTTGCATAGAGCGAGCTTGGTGTAGCAAAAGGATTTCATCTTTATATACATCAAAGTTCTTCTTTATGGATTCATTTGGCTCTCTTACTATTCTATCTATAGCAGAGAAAATCTTTTCCTTGAACTTCTCAGAATCCTTAGACTTCTTAGAAACTCTATTTGCCTTTGCTTTTAGAATATCTACTGTTGGTAGATTACCTTGTTTATGGAAATTGCTTTGAATATTACTATATAAGAACCTTAAAGACTTATCTGCAAAAGCTTCTTTTGGTATTGTGCCTTTGCTCATGCTTTTTATAAACAAGTCTTTATCAAAGAACAAGCACCTTAAGAATTTCTCTTCCAACTCTATATTTATAAACTCCATTATTACACCTTATCTTTCCCGCACTTGCAACTTTCTTTCCATATCTCAAACTCTACTTCCAACATATCAACATCATAAGGGAAAGCTCCCTCTAAGGCTTCTGTGCAAGAGCAACCTAACAGGACTTGCCCACCTTGGGATAATACTTTGTTGACAAGTCCTCCTGATAAGGATTTTTTAGAAGGAGATTCTTCTTCATACAATTGAACCAATGCAAGTACATCTACTCCAACAACACTAGACTCAAAATTTACTTGGCTTTGAGACATCCAACAAAGTTTAGCAGAAGCATCATTCAGCATTCTAAGCCTCATCATCTTTACACATCTCTCATAAAATTGGTTGCCAATAACAATCATATTCTTTTTACCTTTAACAAATTTAGCAACCATGTTAAGGTCATAAGAAACAATCCTGTCAGAGGAAATCTGTTTGGTAGGTATACCAAACTTATTTAGTCTTTTCTCTACCCATCCCATTTTCTTGCCTGCTTTCTATTAGTAGTTTTGTTTTTCTGAGTTCTTAGATATACTGTCCACTCTTGAATCATAGAATCAGACCCAAGAAGCCCCAGTGTTAGAGTAGTCCTCTTGCTCTTTTTGGCAAAAGCCCATCTTAGATAGTGAACCATGTGCTTGTCTCCATATCCAAGACCTTCTATTTTAGTTTGTAAAGATTTTATTTGAGAATAGATTTTACCTCTCTTCATTCCTCCTTGTTGACCTCTCAAATCAAGCTCTATAGCTTTGCAATCATAAGTCTGATAGAATAAGTCCTCAATGAACTTAACCCACTGAGGAATTTTCCATCTGTGAGCATGAGTATTATCATAGTCAATCTTTTGTTGCTTGCTTGGCAAGATTTCTACTGCTTTAAGCCTCATAGTAAATCTGTTCTTGTTAAGAACCATACTCATTGAGTTTCCGGTAACTTGCTTGTTAATATCAAAAGGAACATTTAATGTTGCTTTATCTAACTTATATTTACCTATTGTTTCTTCATCAAGGATATTATCAATTACGCCTTTAAGGTCTATTATCACTTGACCATTTCTCACTTCATACCTTATGACTTCTTCCACCTTCTTTTTAAGGACATATTTAGAATCAGTCACGCTTGCTACATCTTTAAACTTTTTAGGTTTAATTGTCAAATCTTACCTCCCATATTTCTCAACATCTGCTTAAGGTCTGAAAAGTTGACCTTGCGATGCCTTTTCTCTGTAGCTCCTCCATCAATTACCTTGTTGGCAATTTCAAGTCTTTCATAAACTTTCTCAAACATTTGTTCTTCTATTGAACCTTGCCCCCATAAATTTACGTTGTAAATATTTTCCGCTTGCTGGTTTAATCTATCTATTCTCCCACATCTTTGAATCATACCAGCAGGGTTCCAAAGTATGTCAGTATTTATTACATAAGATGCAGCAGGAATATCAATACCTTCTTTTAGAACATCAGAAGCTATCAGCACATGAGTATCTTTAGAAGCAGAGAACTCATCAACAATCTTCTGTCTATTCTTCTCTTGACCTTCATCTCTCTTGCCGTGCATAGCATAGCAGTTTATTCCTGCTTTCTTTAAATCTCTTTCCATAATGTCTATGAACTGAGTATAGAAACAGAATATAACCACCTTATTTTCTTCTACTATTTCCGGAAGCATTTCAATCAAAGCATCTACCTTGGCAGACTCTTTAACATCAGGGTCAATCATTTCTGCTGATAAAGCTACTTGTCTTAAATACCCTATCTCAGTCAAGGCTGTGGTCATGTTTATTTTATCTGTCTTTTCCATATTTTTCAAAACATCTACAGTCTTAGTTATTATTTGGTTTGTCAAAGCTTTTTGCTTCTTAGTAAGTTCTAACCATAAAGTGTTCTCATTGACTTTAGGGAGCATTGCATTGAGCTGATCTTTAACCATCTCCTTGTTTCTTCTCACAGAAACATATTGCATTCTTTCTGCTGCTTCATCCACATTCTTATAGGAATTAATCTTGCCCATGTAGTCTCTCTGGATGAATTGAGAGTCAAATGCATACACATTATTACCAAATATACTGTCATCAATTACCAGCATAACTCCAAATAAATCTTCTAACCCTGTTTCAATATAAGTAGCAGATAGCCCTATCCTTGCTGTACACTTTTTATAAGTAGATAACACTCTGCAGCACTTTGAGCGAGCAGTAACAGGGTTCCTCACTCTTTGTATTTCATCTAATATTATAGCATAATTCTTCTTGGTATACTGAGCAAGGTAAGACTCCTCATTGAAATCATAACCTCTCTCCACTTTTTGAAGGACATCTCTCTTAATAGTGTCATAAGAAGTTATACAATATGTAGAGTCATCATTCTGCCACTTTCTCCACACATCTGTTCTTTGAGCAGGTGTACCTTCTAAGGTGTGAGACTCTTCCCCTAAAAACTTCATAATGTCTCTTGCCCACTTAACCTTAATAGAAGATGGTACAACAACCAGAGCTTTTTCTATCACTCCATCTTGTTTCAATTTCCAAGCAGAGCAAAACCCAGATATAGTCTTACCTAACCCTACTTTATCAGCAATTATCAAATTCTTTACAATGGAAGCAAATTTAACTCCTACGTGTTGGAAAGGTAGGAGGTTGAAATCACCTTGTAACTCTATCCCAGAGTCAACCCCTTCTAACTTATTCCTCAGAGTCTTAAGAGACTTTTTCTTTTTAAAGTTCTTGAATAAGCTTGAGAATATTTCCATATCTACATGTATGGTTTCAGAGGTATCTTCTACAAGATTATCAATACATGTTCTTGCATCATCAATACTTATTCTCCAAATCCTATCTTTTCTGTATGCACCAACAAAGCTTTTTACAATATTTAATATATCATAAAAATTCTTTCTATCCCTACAACTCCAGCTGACATTAACCTTATGTGGAGAATCCACATTCCTAAAAAACTTAACCATGTAACCTCTTATAGTAAATATCTTTCCTAATTATAAAATAACTCTTTACTTAATATAATAAAAAGTAAAGAGTTTTAAAAGGGTCTGTTTAATTTATTTTAAACAAATGTAGGAGTGTAATAGCTAATCCCGTATTGCTTATTCTTATACCTCTGTAAGAATACAGAAGGAAGCTCCAAAGCCTGAGAATGCCCTACAAATTTGTTTTTAAAATAACTTGAATCAAAATCATTCGTCATCCTAGTGTAAATACCCATAAGACCATCATCTTGTGGCACAAAGAATGAGAACATAGACTCTGATATATTTATATCTTTTATTAACTGTTCTCTGGAACAATACTCATACCCAATAGAAAATTTTGGTCTCCAACCTTTTACATAAGACTTCATATCACCATTAAACATTTTATAATCTGCATCTGACTCTCTCTGCCAAACCAACTTAAGAGTTTGGGGACAATCTAAATCAATCATTTCAGTTATAGGGTAAAGTCTTAAGTCATCAACATAAACATCATTACTGCCTTGGTTGACTCCCTCTATCTGAATATGTAAGTAAGTATATGGGTTCCATGTAGCAGTATCTGCTACCATATAGAAAGGTATCCATTCATTTGCAGATGCTCCACCATTTTCAGGATTTATTGTCAACTTAAAATAATTGGCAGGTATCCCTGTATCAGTGGCATCATTTTTAGGGTATATGTAAATATCTATAGCTTGAGATTCCCCAAAACCTATAAACTCAGTAACTCTAACATATCCTGTTAATAAAATCAAATTGTCAGGTTTGGTAATGGCTTGGTGAATCTTTCCACCAGACTCTATCTTGCAAACATAACTCCCTCTCATAGCCTCAGAGAAAGCTTCCCTATTTGCAGAAGTTAAACTCCAATTTATTATGTTGTCTCTAAAGTACCCATTATCTATCTTATTTTCCTCCTCTAATAAGAATATCTTAGGATTCCCTGCACTTCCTCCAACAACATCTTCATTCCATGGGTGAGAAGTAGGGTTTGGGTAATATATTGCCATGTCATCCTCCTGTATTTTCTGGAGATGGAGGCAATTGTATCACTCCCATCTTTCTGGCAATTTGAGTCAATGTTAGACTCATACTTGAAACTATTGTCTTTGTCTCAGTCTGTTTATTTTCTATAGAACGTATTTGGGACTCTAATGATGATATTTTTTTCTCCATCTTTGTTCCACATTCTTGTTTGTGTCTGTCTATATCTCTTTCTACTATAACATATGCACTTTCTTGGTGGCTTATTTCATTGTGAGTAGATATTTGCTCTTTTACCACATCTTTCATCCTTACCTCCATATTCCTAGTAGAGAAGAAGTACACTACTAGACCACCTACGGCAGACCCTGCAAGCGTAGTTATTAAATAATTAATTCCTGTTATGATTTTTGGCAACTCTTGATGAGTATCACCTTTGGCTTGGATAAGAACCCCCAAAGCAAGCAAAACAATAATCCATAACATCCATTTACCAAAGTGTAACTTGAACACAAATCCTCCTAATTATAATGAACTTAAACCATCCCACATTTCTATTAAATCAGCTTGGTTTGCTACCTCTCTATCTAGTCTGTGTGCAGAAAAGTCTCCGGTTGAGCTAACAGTAGGAAGTCCATATTCAGCGGTCATATTTAAAAAGGAAATTCCATGAAGGTCTGCTCCTTCTACTTTAAAGAATACATCACCTGTGTAAGAAGATGTTTCTGAGAACCATGAAACATATCCTGCACCAATATCATAATAATAATTAGTTGTTGAACCTATTCTCTCAACCTTAATTTTATATTCAGTATATGCAGAGAAGCTACCAACACTCTGGTCTACTTGAGTATGACCATACCTTTCAATAGATAAATCTGTGCCATTTATCTTGGCAACAATCTCTTTTTGTGTCTGTATAGTATAATTAAAGAACTCTAATTTACAAGATACATTTCCGGTATTATTTGCTCCTGTAATAAATCCTACCTCTACAGAAAAATCTCCTCCAATAGGGACTGAATTGCTGGTCAGGTTGTCTACTGAAGAACTTCCTCTCACTGCAGTATAACTGCTTGATGCTGGAGGGTAATGAGTGAGGCTCCAATTAGTTTTGAAACCACTCTGCCAAAAAGAGTTAAAAGTTGCCCCTGAGAAGTCATCATATATACCTGAGCTTTCAGCAGAACCTCTTCCTAATAGCATCAAACTGTCAGTTATTAAAATATCATTAATGAAGCCCATTTATTTCTTTCCTTTAGTTATTACTTAATATAATATATTCACCCCTGAATAAAAACTAAGCTGTCTCTCTTTCTTCTAATAAACTTCTTTCTAAGACAAATAAAGTAGTGGTCATCTCTTCTTTGCTATTTACCACCCCTATGACTTTCCACTCTCTATCCTTATCTATTTCTATTACATCATCAGTAACATCAAATGATACATTCTCTCCACCTTCCATAAAATAAGCATAGGATAGTTGAATAGACATAGCTTCTGAAACATCCATATTGTCTAATAAGTAAAGTCCTATAGATTTTGCCAATATTGGGTCATTAACAAATATTGAGTTCTCCTCATACACAGCTGCATCTCCTATTTCAACTGCACCAACTGCAACAGAAGTATTATTTTGCCACTTTGTATTTGACCAATTTACTACAATCTTTCTAAAGTTGTGCTGGTAAGATTCTACATTAATAACTTCATTTATTATCTGGTCTCCATAATCACTACTACTAGCAAACTCCAAATCTTTGTTAGAATACCCAACTAAATCTCTTGGGAATATTTTAGCAGTATTGTTAGCATCTACTTGTAGGAAGTTATTTGCAGGAGAGTTGAGCATATCAATCATATCCTTTAATGTAACCCCTGCAAGTGCGGATACATCATTGATATCAGAATAGAACTCTAATCTCTTAGCATACTTAATAACAGGGTTTAATTTGCCCCTTAAAACAGCTAATACAGGGTACTCCTTAAAATAGCTAACCTTACCTAACTTAGGCTCAGATACAAGGAATACAGGGTCACTAGTAACCTTCTTAAGCCCTTGCCAAATCCTTCCCTCTCCTGATACTAAAGGTTGCTCCTTTTCAAAAGGTACAGGTACATAAGTTGTAATGTTAGAGCGAGATGTGGTATTGTTATAGACCCCTATATAAACTATGCCTCTATCTACTAATACTGATGTGGGAAGATAAGAGCCTATGTTTAATAAAAAGCTCTCTTGTAGACCATCACTTATATCATAAGAGCACAAGAAGTGAAAGCTTGATGCTTTTTCTAGCCAGTATATGACTCCTTTGTACTCTTGCATTAAGTTTTTACCTATAGGTTGGAAACCTGTAGGGAAGTCTATTGCAGAGTTGTTATCTGCTAATGTTTCAAAAGTAGTATTACCATCATAACTTACTAAGTGATTACTTGCTGCCCCTTCTCCCAATAAAATTATTTTATCTTGAAAGTAAGTGGAAGAATATATGGAAGTAAGTTGGGTTGGCAAAGATGTAGTTTTAGAAGTTAGACTTGTACCATCCCACTCCCAAACTTCAGAAGTGGAGAATATGAATATACTATCCTCTAAGTATTCCATCAAAGCAGGGGGAGAATCTAAGTCAGCAATAGAGCATATCTCTGTCCATGTGTCAGCTTCTCCTGTTTTTAAAACATCTAACCTTAGTAATCTACCAGTATCAGTATCATCAGTTATTAATGCATGGAGTTTACCTTCAAAAGATAAGAAACAAGTTACCCTTTCATCATTTGCAAAGGAAGCATTTGGATAGCTTATATAACTATTCCCATCTTGATGTTTAGTTATAGCCCTATCTGTACCATCATTAGTATACCCAAAAATAATATCTTTGAATTGGTATAGTTTTTCCATATCAGTCTCCTAATCTATATCATTAGCAAATAGTAAGTCACCATTGTGAAAGTTCTTTATACTAGCCATAACAGGCGTAGAGTCTGCTTTGGCTTCTTGTATCAACAAAGCCTTATTATCAACAGGAGAAGTGTTTTTGATACTTTGTATTTTATTAGAATAATCTAACCCCTCTCTATCAATGATTTCCATTCTGTCTAATTCCCAACTCCAGTTGTCATAAGTACCTCCCTTGATTTCACTCCTATCAAATTGTATAGTGAAAGGATAATATCTATTAACAGAAGCAGCAAAGTTCCAGAAGCATCCAGAAATTCTATTTCTTGATTCATCATACTCAACAGATATTGGGAACCAAGAATCAAAGAATGCATAGTCTTCTTGGGTAGATGGAGATGAGGGCATAGTATCTGATATTATTGAGTAATCCTGCCACCATCTCATATTATCCCAAACATGCATACCAGAGCAAGTTACCCAGCTAATAAGAGCAGTACTGGCAGAGTCATACCTTATTCTAACCCAATACCCGTTCACTCCATTTATAGTTGACTTAGTCCAATCTTTTAGGAATGGGTTCCATACTGTGTTATAACCACAAGTTTTCCTTGACCACTTATCAAAATTTACTTGGCTCTCTGTTTCATCAGGTAAACTTTGCCAATTTGGATTAGTGCCATAACTCATATATTCCCAACCAGTATTTGCACTATAGTATTGAGTGTATAAATCACTTCTATCTAGGTCGTCTGACTTCCCGTAAGTCAATGCAAAGAATCTTGTATCCATACAAAGGTATATATAACTACCATTACTATTAAGTTCATAGTTGTTCTGTAAAGTTCTATAATTCATAGCATCAGTAATGTCAGAGTAAGTACCAGTGAGCCAATCATAGTGCCATGCTTTCTTCCAATCTCTTACTTTACTAAAAGGTTTGTGGATACTTATAGCTGACATCCCTAAAGGTTCAACTTTGTCACCTCCTCCTTCTGTATTGAGTCTATCTGGAATAGAGCCGTTAGCGTAATCTAAATCATTAAAGGCAAACATACCATATACTGCTCCTAATTGGCTAGACTCCTGAATCCTTTTAGCATCAGTGCTCTGAGGAGAGTCTTTCATAGCAGAAAGGTCTCTCATCTCTGCTGCACAAGTTACCTTAATTTCCTGAGGCAAAGTTATATAGTTTGCATAACTATTATGACCCATCAATACATCTGAACCTGGAGACAACCTCATATTTCTATTTGCTGCAGAAATCTTATAATCAAATTCAGGAAGCACATTCCCATTCTTGTAAATAGAAGGTCTTAAGTTGTATGGTCTGAATTGGCTTAAGTTCACCCCTTCTGCACCCATTGACCACTCTAAACCTATTCCGTGTACCTGATTGGAAGATTCTCTTCCAGGCCAAACTACATCACTATCAAGGTTAATCCAATTATTACCTGACCATATCCAATACTCAGCTTCTATAGCATTATAGATTATAGTGCCAGCTTCTTGAGGTCTTGTTTGCCAAGTAGATCCATCCCAATATACTAAGGAATATATTTCATACCCAGAATTATACAAATATACATCTCCAGTGTTAGGAGTTGCAGCCCCACTATAATAGTCTTTTACATAAACATCAAATTGCTGTGACCTTACTAAGAAGGATTTCTCCAAAGCAGCATACCAACCTGGTGTTACACTTACATAAGGAGAATTTATCAGCTCTTCATGAAGCAAACCACAGTTACTTATAGAAGCTACTAATTTTGATACATTGTCATTGTATTGGTAAGTATCAACTGGGTAATCTTCTAAAGACCCTCTCCTTGATATTATTACATTATTAGAAAAGTTTGGGTTCCAAGATGTAGATGAAAATGGGTTTATCCAACCTAATCCTCTATAAGTTTTCTTCCTAAGTTTCTGCTCAAAAGGTACAGGTATATTCCAACCAACACTATCCTTTCCATTTCCAACACTATGAGTTCCCCCATCATAAAGGAATTGCATAAACTCTTCTGTCCAAGTACCTATAGCATAAGAGTTCACTGTTTTAGCAGGAGATGTTATATCCCATTCGTGGTCATAACCAAACCTGTAAATATTAGTTGGTTCATCAGCTCTCATTTGGTATTGATTACTGTTGCTTTCATCATTCATTGGATCTAGCCATAATGGGTAAGTATCTTTAAACTTCCCAAACATATCAAATACAACAGTTTGGGTTGGGTCTGTAAAGTAAGGGTTTTCATCAACAATATTAGCAAATATTAATTTACTTTCATAATCCCCTGAAACACTATCAATCTTAATTTTCTTATCAGTCTCAAAAGGATAAGTCCATATAGACCTTACATAGTCCCAATCTTCCATGTAGTAGATACTTCTACCTTTAGTAAGGAATAGAGAAGTGAAGCAGTTTGCTATTCTACGGATTGCTACAGTGTCTGTATCAGCTGCATAATCCCCTAATGATACCTCTACCCAGTATAAGGCATTTATGTTCTGAGATATGTCTATATCTCCCTCTACCACATTAAGGAAAATATCAGCAGACCAATCTAAAGGCTTCTCAAAAGATAACCCATAATTTGGGTGGAACTTACCATCAGTCCTTACCCTATTATTTTGATATATATTAGGTACTATGTTCCACTCATTGCCATTCCAATACCTTAACTGTAAAAGCTTATGGTATTGAGAACTGGTTTGAGGTATGCTGTCCATCTTACCAAAAGGCTTTCTAAATCCAAAGTACATTTTTGTGCGGTTATCTTGGTCTCCATTCTTCCTATCAAATGTTATACTATTCTTATAAGACCTAAACCAATCAAGAGAGTTGTGCTCAATGAGCTGATTCTTAAAGTAACCATTTGCATCCCAGTCATTAATATCTGAGTTCAAAGATAATACTTTTATATCTCCATTACTATCTATTCCTCCAACAAGACCTACTTCATCAGTTGCAGGGATTAGAGCAGTGGCGGTTTCTCCGGTCTGGTTCCTAAGATTATAGTTCACACTATCACAAATAAATGTCAAGCTTGCTAAAGGATTAGCCCCTCCAGATATTAATACCCCATCTGACCAAGCAGAAGTCAAAGGTAAATTACCAGACAGCCTGTAAAGATTAGAATCAGATTCCTTCTCTGCAACTATTATAGATGAGGTGGCAGGAGCTGTAGCTAAGTTAAATGGAGCTACTGAAGTTGTGGTATAGAAAGCTTTGACAAATATAGGATTTCTATATCCTGCTTTTGTATCTCTTAAAGTCCAAGTTCCAGTGTGAGCAGCATCTGCATTAGAGTATAGAAGTATGCTTGGAGTTCCTGTTGGCTTACCACCAGACTCTCCTGTTCCAGAAAATTTCTCTACCCATAGCAACCTTGCACAACCAGAAGATGCATTCATGTCTCCTTCTAACTGCACAGCAGTTACTTTGCCATAATGGTTAGAAGCATCTACTATTATTTCAGTAGCAGAGTTTGCATCCCAGTAATTTCCAACACTGCTGTGATACACAGATACTCTATAACTACCTGAAGCAGATGTTTTATAAGTAACATAAAAAAGGAATCCTGAATTTGGTCTATTATATATTACATCAATGGCAGTTATAAGCTTAGTACCAATATTATCTACAATATCATTATACCAAAACTCCCAAGTTTTCAAATCATAAGATTGATATAGTGATATAGTTTGTTGGTCAGATTCTAAGACCCAACAGTACCACATATCATCAACTCTTCTAATACAAATGTCTAAAGCATTAGCAGGTAGGTCTTGCATGTAATCTGTAAAAGTCTCTGGTTGCAAAGCTGCATCCCATCCTACATCAAAAGGATATACCCCATCATAATCACTACCAATTATAGATGGAATGTCCTTTTCTGCTTTATTGTAACTATCTCTAAAAGATAGCAATTGCTTGTTTTGCTTAAAACCTGCTGTGTCCAAAATCTTTTCTGTCATATGCAACAGATTAAAGTTTCTGGGTATAATAGAAAAGCCCTTATCTGTATTAGTATTGGTTACAATTGCATCAACAGTATTGTCAGGATTTATATTGTTGTAGTCAATCCCAATGAATAGACTATCTTCTAAAGAACCTTGCAACCTTGTTACAGGTCTAGCCATCTTCAATATTCCTGTGCTACTCTTAGCAGTAGTATTCTCATCAGGTGACCAATAAAGTTCTACACCAAATAGAGGCAGTGCCATATCTTCTATGTTCAAAGAATCAGCCCTTACTAAGTTCTCAGGTTGAGATACTAAGTTTGGGTACCAACTCTCAAAGTCTTCCCATAACAAGCATACATTCAAGTCATCTTCTCTACATAAAGATAGGTTTTGGATAAATGGAGCAATACCTGTAAGAACTCTTATCCTTATACAATATACTTCATCTTCATCTATATTGCTTGGCGCTGCTGTAAGTTGAGCATTTGTCCAATTAGTGTGGTCATAACCTCCAGTGTTCCAATCTTCTGCTTCAAAAGATATTTTATACTTTATGTAATCATCAGATGTATCAGATGTTCCAGAATAATCTCTAATAGGATTTTGAGTGGTAGGTATTACTGATATGTTATTACTTGTTTTCCAATTATATCCATCCCAATACTCTACCACAAACTTCATCTCTCTTTGGTACCAACCTTGGTTAGCATAGTCATCATAAACCCCTGTTACATCACCAGTAATAGCTACCATAACAGAATCAAACTTAGAACGGTATCCAAAGTATATTTCATCAAGAGGTTGTATTTGACCACTTAGACCTTCTATGGAGTCATAAGAGTGATAGATAAAGTCCCTAAACTCTTCTCCATTCCTTGTCCTTTTATATGCACAAATATCAGGTCTTAAACCATCCTTAAAACTTTGTCCAAGGTCATACACTTTTAAATCAAAGTTTTTATTTATTACAGATACTGTTGTATCAGTTGTTGGAGTTACACTGAAACCCTCTTCTAATTCTATGATTGCCTTATCCAATCTAGTACCATCTTGTGTTACTGATTTTATCTTTCTGGTTTCAAGGAATCCATCATTAGAAGAAATGACCAATCTCATGCCTGCCATTTTAGTACAATTTTCATCCCAAGATTCAGAAATGTTAGTTCCTTGAATTGTAAAGTTAGCAGAGTCTGTTACTGTTGATAACTTCCCTCCCCAATACCTTAGATTCATATTAGAAGAAAACTCGCCATCTCCCTGAGAGAACTTCAACATCATCTCTGAAAACAAAGCATGGCTAAATGAACCATAAGTTGTTGGGTCTAAAGCATCATATCCTTTATTATCAAAGTTAAGGATTATACCATTAAATGGTTTATGATGATAGCACCTTAAAGACCTAACTTCAGCACTACCTCCTGCATAATAAAGAGGTGGCTCATAATCAGCAAGTCTCTCAAAAGAAGCTCCCATTCCAACTTCATAAGTCAAATCTCTATAAAGCTCTCCCTCTTTAATGTCCCATTCCTGAATAAAGTCAAATACAATATGAGGATTAAATAGTCCTCCATTATCATAAGAATATGCAAAAGGAGTCTGGCTAGATATTCTTCTATCAGAGTCAACATAGAATAAAATTCTATAGGGAGTGTCTGGCAATCCTTTAAGTTTTTTAAATTGATAATTTTGAGCACCTAAGTATTGACCAGAAGTACTTCCTATGTTTATAACATCTTCAACATCTATCTTTATTGAACACCATTTTCCATGCCAGTTTCTTTCTACTAATATATTATTCACAGCATCAATATCAGTAGTCCACTCCTCACCATTAAACATTATGCTCTGAGTGCCTGTTGCATCATAAGCTCTATGACCAAAGGTAGGTTTTATATACTCCCAAGAGCTATACCCTCTTGTGGCTATATAGTTTGCCCGTCTTGACCAATCGCCAGTAGGAGAACTGCCCACTATGTAAGTATCCCCATATGTTGGTGACAATGGAGGGCTATTTGTCCAATCTACAACTTCACCTGCCCATATCCCATCATGAGCAGGCATCTTTGCCGGATTTTGAAACTTATTTGCATAGTCAAAAGCAGTTAAGAATACTTGTCCAGTAGACTTCTCAAAACTACCTTCATCTCTTACTGAGTACCATCTACCTAAGTCAAACCTAAATAAATTCCCATAAGGGTGATAGTCTAAAATGTGCCATCCTTCTGGTACATCAAAAGCTACCTGCATAACCTTAACACTATTGAGTAAATTATCCCCTTCAGCACGCTGTACAGGCTTGAAATCTCCTCTAGTAGGTTTATTAACCAGTAAAGGTCTAACCTCTGTTAAACGGCTTAAATTAGACCCTCCTTCAAAGGTCATATTCCTTATGTCTTTATTGTATAAGTCTTTTATGGTATTAAAGCCTTGGATATTAAATAGTCTTGTCTTATCATTGACCATTATGGTTCCTAAGTCCAACTTACCAAAAGCAACAGATACTTTCTCATCAATATGACTTCTGTGCCAAACATCTAACTTATACCAGAATGATTCTGACTTATATAGTCTTACAGTATCTCCATTCTTAACTTCTAAATGGAACTTTGAATCTGCTACATAATTAGGAGCATAGTATCCAAGTAGTTTAAGATTGTATCCATTTGAGCCAGTTATTATTGATTTTGCCCCTGCTGCATCTCCTGTAATAAACTCAACATGTCCATTTATAAAGTCAGAGCTTTTCCAAGCTTTTGGAATATTCTTAACCTTAACAAATGTAGAGTGAATATTCCCTTTTGGTGCATAATCAGATAAGCTCTGTACTGACCTTACTTCTGTGATTGCATCCTTTTGGTAAAAGTACCCTGTCTTATTATTCCGGTCATAGAATACTCTATCCTCATCATTAATCTCAAAACTTATAGAAGAAGCTACTGCATTTGATATTGAACCATCTTCCATCAAAGTGCTTTCAAAAGAACCTATAGATTTCAATAAATCTGTAGCATCCATTCTTCCACAAATGTTAGAACCTATATCTAAATGCTTTGTTTTATAGGAAGCATTATTTGTTACTGTAATCTCTGTCCATAAATTATCTGAATCATAAGTAGCACTATCCACTTGAAAGATATTAACATCTTCTGATGACCTTGTGTTCACCCAGAAGTAATCATAGCCAGATATAAAATCAGTTATGTCCCCCTCTACATAATAAATCCCAGAATTTGTAGGATTGTTTGCAGGTTTGTGATTTACAATCTTAGGTTCAAACTGCTGGAATAGAAAGAATTGGTGCTCAATAGAGTCTATACCTATCCCAGTGATACCTAGTTTCTTAATAGTTTCAGAGCTTATAGATAATTTGCTCATCTTTGAACCTTTCCTCTCATATCAAGTAAACGGTTTGTTGTTCTTCTTCTTGCTGGAGCCCAAACATCTTTCCATACCTTCTCAGCTACCTGAGGAGAGGATATTCCATAAGCCCCTCTTAAGTCAATATTCTCAGTTATTTGGATAACAGTTTGTCCTCCTCCTGCCATACCACCTTCATAATCACTAAGCCCAGATAGAGGAGTAACATTCACAAACTCAGGCTTATTATTCTCACCAGTCATGAACATAGTAGGTTTCTTGACTATTCCTTGGAAACCATGTTGAGCAAATATTGGGTCTATCCCAAAGAAAGCATTACTAAATGGGTCTTTAGTTGCATCTGTAATTTGTTTACTTGCAGTTTGTCCCCAGTCAAGTCCTGCAGCACTTGGAATAGAATAACCTCCTGCATTCTGGTTAGATGTTTGAACCATAGATTTTGGTCCACTTGCAAGTAAGGAATCATCCCATTGCCCATAAGTATAAGTGTATAAATCTTTAAACTGCTGTACAATATCTTGTTGAGGAATGATGTCTTTATAGTCTCTATCAATTCCAGCCTGCCTTTTTTGCTCTAACATTGTGTTAATATCAATCAAACCATCTTTATAGCTTTTATTTATCTCCTTGATTTTCTTATCATATTCCTCAGTTTGTTTTGCATTATATGCTATCAAGTCTGCCACTTTCTGCCATTCTGACTTCACTCTATCAATCAACTCTTGTTGACCAAGCTTTGTAAAGTCTTCTGGCTGCAAAGTTCCAAGGTCACTATTTACAGAAAAAGAACCTGCATCTTGTACTGAGCTAGTAACTTTATCTTTCTGGCTTTGTTTTCTTTCTTCTTCAAGTTTTGCCAAATCAGAAGTATCACCTAAAGAATCTATCCCTGATTGTATTATTGATGCAGCAGTGTCTCCTGAAGCAGTAGATAAAGCACCCATAACATCCATAGTGACTCCAAACAACTCCCTCATTTTATCTATTTCTTCATTAAGTATTGTAACAAATTCGGATTCAATGGCATTCCTTCTTTCAGCAGCAGTCTCATACACTTTTTGGATAGAGCCATACTCTGATGTCCACTCAGACATCTTTTCAGTTATTTCAATTATCTTTTCTTCATATTCTGTTTCAAGTTCCAAAAGCTCTCTTGCAGCACTTTTCCTTTCATCAGAAATCTTCTTATCTGCTTCTGACACTTTTTGGAATAGATTAGAGCGGATAGATTGAGTCTGGCTAAAGTCAAATGTTCCAAGTATTGCACTTCTTTCACTTTCCAGTTCAGATATTCTTTTATCAGACTCTTTAGATAATTGTTGGGACTCTTTAATGAATTGATTGGTTATGTTGTCCTTTTCTGCTATTAAATCATACCAACTATTTATTATATCATCAGTCTCTTCTTTTACCCTGTCTATATTAGAGAGGTATTCCTCAGTAAGATTATTCACCTTTTCTAAAGATTCCTCTCCCGCAGTCTTTTTATCCTGCTCTCCACTTAGTACATCTATTCTTGCGCTCCTTATAGAATCCTCAATAGCTGTCCTCATTTGCTTTGGCACTTTACTTAAATTGGCTTCTATTTTGTCAAGAGCAGATACTGCCTCTTTATAAGTCAATGCTCCAGAGTCAAATGCAGCAGCTATATCTCCTGCTGCAGATTGAAGTTCTCCTGCATACTCCTTCAACTCTTCATTATCTTCAGTAGCAAGATTGCCTTCTCTAAAATCAGAAAGAGCCTTGTTGAAATCTTTCTGATTTTTATCCATATTTAAGAACTCATCTTGTAAATCTATCTGCCTTGTGGTAGATAGTTGGCTCCAAAGCGCCTCTGTTCTCTTCACAAATGCTAATTGAGAGAACCTATCTGAAAATGCTTTTGCTATGTCCTCTTCATTTTCAGCAGATGCCATTCTTCTTTCAAATAGCCTTTCTACCATACTTATAAAATCTTCAGTTACAACAGGAGACTTACCCTTTCCATCAGTTTGTACTGCTATCTCTTGAAGTTTGCTCACACTATCTGCAATTGTTCCAGTAAGCTCATCAAAGCTCATAGTAGCAGAATCTGGATCTATTATGCCTCCAAGAGCTTGTTCTCTAAGCCTATTAGTATAGAAAGAGGTCATTGCTGTTCCCATTGCTGTTAAGAATTGCGGGTCAAGATTGTAATCAAAAGTTGCTCTTGACCCACTTCTATTGGACTGCACCATACCGCTTTCTATAAATGTTTGCCACAAAGCTTCCATTTGAGCATTATTGATACCTGTTTCATCCTTAATGCTCTTTTGTTGGATATCTTTAGTCCCTATAAGTGTTGCACCTGCATATATAGACTTGTCAGATGGGAAATATTTTTGTAGCCAATCTTTCAGCGCCTTATCTCCAGCCTCTCCTCCCTTCATTATTTCCATAGCAATGTCTTTAGGTATGAGCTTGAACATTTCTTCTACAGCATTTATAGTAGTGTCCACAGGTTGTTCATTTGCTGTTGAGGCTGCTTTTATAATACCCTCTGCTGCATCCTCCCAATTCATAGTTGCACCTTCTTGAGACCCACTTATTGAAAGGACATCTCTTGCCACAGTAACAAATGCATCCCTTAAATCAAGAGTACTTTGTACTAACTCTGTTTCATACTTTGCAAGCTTTTCTATTTGCTCTATTCTTCTCTTCTCTGCATCTTCTCTGTTCTGTTTGACTTTACTTACTATAGTGGTAACTATGCCAACTAATGAAGCAGCAGCTTCTGCATAATTCTCTGAAACAATACCTTTAACAAGGTCAATTGTATCTTCAAGTATATCTATTAAATACTCAAATTCAGGAGCAATAGATTTTACAATTGACCTTACTACTCCTCCCCACTCTTCCCATTTATCAAGAGTTTTATCTAAGAAAGAATCTTCAATGTCTTGCATCTCTGCTTTAGTTTTTGCATATATATCTGTTTCTGTCTTGCCTGCAGCTTCTAATTTTTCAAGGTATTCTTTCAACTGTTTTATTTTCAATTGAGTCAGGGTATCATCACCAGCCCCCATATTCCTTAATCTTATCAGCTCAAGCTCTGCCCTTTTCTTTTCATACTCTAAAGCAACTTCATATATCTCTTGTTGAGTATCTTCAGCAATTTTCTTCTTCTGCTTTTCTAAAGCTTCAATTTTCTTTATTTGTTCTTTTCTTATGCTTTCATCTTTAGAGAGTCCTTTTTTAATCCCCTCAATCTCTTCATTTATAGCATCAATCTTTAATTGCTTCTCAGACTGCACCCTCTCTACCATAGTAGAGTAATTTAGCCCTGCAAATTCTTCAATTTTCCTCTGCATCTCTTCAGTAGCATTAATTATACCATTGGTGGAATCTTTCATTGCCTTAAGGGTCTTTTCCTTAAGTTGTCCTCCCATAATTTTAGATTTTTCAGTTATAACTCTGGCAGTCTTTGTATATTGGTCTTGTACAGATTTAAGAGCTTTCTCTGCCTTTGCCATATCTTCTTCAGATACTAAATTATCACCTTGAGCTTGTTCCTTCTTTAAAGCTGCAAGCTCCTTTTCTTTCTCTTGGACACTAGCAAGAAGCCCTTCCTTTTCTTTAAGCCCTGCATTAGTTATCTTTAGCATCTCCCTATCAAATTGGGATGCAGTATTAAGGACATCAATTTCTCTTTTCCTTTGGTTTTCAATATCTAAGAGTTTCTGTCTAAGCTTTTCAAGATTCAAGATTAATTTGTCTAAGCTGTCACTAAACTTATCGGCAGAATCTGAACCATCTTGACCTAAGTTAATAACCTCATCACCAGTACTATCAGCAACTCCTCCCAACCTTTCAATCTTCTCTGAAAGAGATTGGTGAGCATCTATTAATTTTCTTAACTTGCCTCCAGTTTCATCTATCTTATCATTATACTTTGATAAATCTTCTTGTGCTTGAATCATAGCCTCAGAACTAGGGTCTTCTCCTTCTGGTGTAACAATTGTGCTAAGAGTTTGAGCCATTTTTCTTTCTGCTTCTAGTCTCCTCTTGGTATTACCAATAGCTTCCTTATCTTGTTGCAAAGTTTCACTTGTTAGTGAAATCTTCTCTCTTATATTCTCTAATTCTTTCTCATAGAACTTCAACTCTTCTTCTCGGCTACTAAAATTTTGCTTTGCAGCTTTTTCTTCTACCTTTAAAAGTTCTTGGTTTTTAACAAGATACTTTCTCATAGCTTCTTCATTTAACTCAAACTGCCCAGTTACCTTATCATAACCCTGAATCCACTCTGGCATCAATTTAACAATTTCTCTTATATTATCTGCTTCTTTGACATTCAGATTGGCAAGCCTTTTAGCAATTGCTTCTTGTTCTGCAGCACTCTTATTAGCATTCTTTTGGTCAGACTCTAAAGACTTAATACTATCCCTTACAGAGTCTAATCCTTTCTTTAATGAATTAAGAGCTTCCACTCTTTGAAGAGTAAGTCTCCTTGCTTCTTCATCCTCTGCCTTAAGTTTTACAACTGAACTTATCAAAGCAGGTAGTGCTATAGTAGCAAGTGTGGTAATGATTCCAATTGGACCACCAAGTGCTGCTGTTAGTCCTTTCAAAGAAGTTCCTAAACCTTTTGCAGAAACAGAGGATGCGTCCAATGCAGCTTTGAATGATTTTTGACCTGAAACATTTTGAATAGTAGCTACCAACTGTTTTTGTTCTGCAGCAGTAAGACCATATTGAGCAGCAGTAAGTTTTATAGTGGACATAGCAGCTGTAAGCTTTTCTTTACCACTTGCCTTTGTGGCAACTGTTTCAGCCATGGTACTAGCTATCAATTTTGCACTTGACTTTGCAATACCTATTTTAGACATCTGCTTTCTTAGGTCAGTTCTAATACTCTTTTGTAAAGCTGCATCTAATGCAGTAGTTGCTATAAGTTGCTCTTGAGTTGCTATCTTATTTGCTCTAGCTGTAGCTATGTTGCCTTTAAGGGCAGCTCCTAATGCTCCTGATGTAACTGCTAAGCCTTTCATTGCCTTTGCAATAGTACCTACTACCCAAGCTGTTGATGCAAATGCTGCAGCTAATGTAGTTGCTACTGTTGCAGTCTGGATAAGAAACCCAATAGCGGTCTTGTTAGATTCACCTGAGTTCTTGAACCATTCTGACAAATTCTGAAGAGAGTCAATAACTAATCTCATAGTAGGTAGCAAAGTATCACCTAATTGCAAAGAGACTTCTTCCCAACTTGAACTTAATAACTTTACAGAACCTGAGAATGATTTAGTTTGTTCTTCAAACTGCCTTTGCACCTCATTTGTTCCAGTAATAGAGTCTTGCATATCTTGGAATGCATCATTATTCCTAGTGACCTCATTCACCACAGCAGTCATAGCAGGAGCTGCACGCTTCCCAAAAAGCTCAAACATTATTGCTGCTTTATTTTGAACACCTTCTAACCTTTTAGCCAAAGTTACAAAAATATCATTCATACTATTGACATTAGGGTTTAAGCTATCAACTGTAAGACCTAATGCCTTAATAGTTTTCTCTACTCTTTTTGTTGGGTTCATTAAGTTAGCAAAAGCAAACCTTAGTGAAGTACCTGCTCTACTTGCTCTAATACCTGCATTGAACATAAGTCCTAAAGTAGCATTAACCTCTTCAAAACTTCTTCCAGCAGCATTAGCAACTGGACCAACATATGAAAGGGATAGGTTCAACTTCTCTAAATCTGCAGCAGACTTAGATGATGTTGCTGCAAGTACGTTTGCAAACTTAGATGAAGCCTCAACAGATTCTCCAAACACTCTTAATTGAGAGATTACTAATTCAGTAGACTCTGCCATTGAGTATTGCTGAGATTGTGCCAGCTTCATGGCAGGCTCTAATACTTCCATACTTTCAGAAACACTTAGACCCATACGGGCAAGGACCAATAAACCTTCTGCTGCTTGGGTTGCTCCAAACTCAGTTTGTTGACCCATATCACGAGCAATTTCACCAAGTTTCTCAAACTCTGATGCTGAGGCATTAGTTACTGCCTTAATCATAGTCATGTTACGGTCAAACCCAAAAGCAGTCTCTGCCACACTCCTATTAAGAGCTAAAAGCGCAACATTAACTGCCCCAATAGCAGTAGCAGTAAAGAACATCTCCTTAGAGAAATTCCCTAGTGATGCTGAGAAGCCTTGGGTGGCTTGACCTGCTTGCCTTATGTTCACATTAAAGTTTTGAACACCAGTATTTACATTCTTAAATGAAGAAGCTACTTGACTGGCTGGAGAGGAAAGTTGCTTTATGCTGTCTCTAAATTTATTAACATCATTAGCATTACCCCTAAAGCCAATCTCAAATATACCACTCCCTAATATTTCCTGAGCCATTATTTTCTCCGAAATAATTTATTTCTAAGCTTATTGGACATTTTAAAACCATTTTTACCTTGATTGGCTAGGTTAAATACTTTAGCCATATCATTATCACCATTCATATCAACAGGTTTATTCATCAATAGCCCTTTACTAGGTTTGGGCGGTCTCTTAACATCCTGTGCATCCGGTCTAGGAGGTCTGTTTTCAGCCCTATTAGGTAAAGTCTTATTACTTTTACTATACCTCTGCTTAACAGCTGAATTAGGCTGTTTCTCAGAGCTTCCAGTATTAGGAGCTTTCCCTGACCTCTGTGCAAGAGATTTTTGATACTCTTCCATAGACATACCAATAATGTTATCAACCACTTTAGATTTCTTCTTAAGCTTGACACCTTTTCTAATCTGTCTAAGATGTTCCTTTTCAAAAACCGCATCACGTTCCTCATCAGTAGGATTATATTCATTTTCCTGAGAACCCTCACGTTCTGGCATCCGTTCATGGTCACCAGCACTAACCATAAGAAGTCTAATTTGCTTGCGAGTAAGCCCAAGTATATAATCAATAGTCCAGCCATACCTTTTTGCAAAAAGGTCAATAACATCAGAATAGTAATTTTTGCTATACTTGGGAACATCTGCACGCTTATTCTCCTCTACTGGTAAAGAGTCCTCATCCCTTCCAAAAAATCGTTTAAGTCCAGAATAGTTTTATATACTGTAGGGAATGTTCCAAGAGTAAACTCTTTTCCAACTTCACTTGCAGTAATGTCATCAACACCAAGCTCAATAACTTTAGCCATGCCTTTAATAACTGCATTGTCATTAGCAATGAGCATTTCAAGAGGGTTGCCATTACCTGCTTTTAAAGCATCATCAATTTTCTTGACTTCAGCAACAAGTAGAGGAATTGATTCAATGCCACAAGGTTTAACCCAATAGACCTTTCCACTTCTTCCAGTTACAGGGACTCCTGTTTGGGAAGTACCTTTCATATCCTTAACATTATCCATCCCATCTGTGATGTTAGAAGCAGCTTCTGTAGTTGCTTCCTTAATAGTTTCTGTAGCTTCTTTTAAAGCTTCTTCTGACATAAGACCTCCTAATTAAACTGGTTATGTACTGGTTAATAAAATAGAGTGAAAGGTGAGGGAGGTAACCAGCCAAACCCCTCCAAACCTTTCACTCTTATAAGATACTAAATAATCAGAAGATTAAGAAGCATCGCCAAGATTAAGAACCGCAACCACTCCGTTTGCATCTGCATAGCAGGTGAAACCAAAGTCAGGAATTACATAATCAGTTCTTGCAAAAGACCAACTCAAAGAGTCAGTAATACAGTTCTGCATAGTAAATTGTAGATTTACTCCATCAGTAGTAGTTAAGAAGCGAATACGGAAGCCAGAAGGCTTAGTTGTATTGTTCAAAGTTACCACAGAGTCTCCAGCAGTATAACCTTCTCCACCAAGAAGGATATAAACAGATTCTGCATCAATATCAGCATATTGACTTCTACCAGTAATGCTAGCAGAGTGAATACGTACATCAGAAGGGTATAGACCAGAACCGCAGTGAAGCATCGCCTTGTCAAACCCAAAGTCAAGAGTGACACCCTGTATACAACCAAACTCAGTTTCATCATTTGCTGGTCCAGCATACAAAGTACCAATTCCAAAATGATAAGCCATATTAATCTCCTATGACTAATTTCATGTTACATATATACTTGTGCAATCTCTCTGAACCCTGTTCCTTCTCAGTATAGTTTACAGCACTCACCCAAGCAATGTCCCTAACTTTAATATTAACAGGAGGAGAAAGTATCAGTCCTCTCGCATTGACAACCTCATGGCTATCTTCCAACAGCTCCTTCAATCTGTCTTTCAATTGGATGTTAACCAATGCAGACGAAGTATTCTTAAACAAATTTACAATAATAATCTCTAACATAACAGAATTATCATCACCACCTCTAATTTGTGGATTATCATCATCCATACTTAGAGCAAAGTGAGGATATTTGAAACCTCTTCTGCCACTTGCATTCCTAGAAGAGTATATGGAGTCTCTATAGTGTAATCTTTCTAACATACCATTCTCAGTAGTTTCTCCCATAATACTTCTAAGCTCTGCATCATTAGCAATAGCATATCTTAATGCTTTTAATACATTAACACTATTCAAAATTTACCTCCAAGGAATAAAGCAGATATATCATGTCTAGGAGTCCCTTTTCCCTTACCTTTAAAAGTTTTAAGTCCTTTACGGATTCCTGACATAACTTCTGACTTCATTTTATTTTTAGCTTTCTTAATACCTGTGGTAAGGAATGGTCTTGGAGTCTTTGGAGAAGGTTTCCAATACCTTGCTCTATTCTCTGGCTTATTCCTAGTCTCCCAATCAGGATCTACAATTGCTAGTTGAGCAGCAGTAGGTCTATACTCAGAAGGTACAGAACGGCTTCCACCATGTCTACCTAATCCTTCATGTACAAGTATATCATACCAAGCCTTAGTACCTATCTTACCAGTTATTAGAAACTCCCCATCAGTTTTAGTTTTCATACTGTAAGTAACACTTTTTCTCATAAATCCAAATGCAACAGCATTCATAACTTGTATTTGGTCTTTTACAGAATTAGCTCCAGCAACTGCAGCACGTCTCATGCCTCTTTCCACTTCTCTTAAAAAGCCTTTCCTTTTTATTATGGGGACTCTAAAGAACTCTAAGAACCCATCATCAATTTTTATTTGAGCATCTTTCTGAGCAGTATACCCTCTACTTAAATATGGACTTGCCATTATTGATTCCTTTCCAACTCAGTAGTTAGAAGCCTGCACTCATAATGGTGACCAAACTTTCCACCTGGGTATCTGTCAATAAATTGAACTTGGAACTTTCTTGTGCTATCAGTAGTAGACTGAACCCAGTCACCAGTTTCAAGTTTAAATCCTTCTGTTGGGTTAAAGAAACCTATCCACATAGAAGAGACATCAATAGAAGAGACTTTCAAAGCTCCAAGAACATCAGGCTCCAAGCTATCACCAGGTGTTATCCTACCCTTTACTTGTCCTTTAACTTCCATGTTTGATGATTCAGAAGCAAATCCAGAACTGAATCCAGAGCTGAATCCAGCAGCAGGTACAGTGTAAGAGTCTCCCCACTCTCCAATATCATTTGGCATGGAATCTTCTGCATAGGTATATACCTTAAAAGTCTCAACTAATAAACCTTGTACTATTGGCATGCTATATCCCAATCTTTATAAAGATTAATGATTATAGGTTCAATCTGGTATAGGATACTATATTTAGCCTTTAATGCAGTGCTTGCAGTTGCATAAGATTCCTTATACCTACCTATCTGCACCTCTTTAAGAATAGCCCCTGAATCTGAGCTTTTAGCAGGGTCAGACTCTAGCATAAATGCTGCCCAATAGTTAGCAAAATCTTTTACTATATCAGGAGCATCATCAAAACCATAAGTATAATCAATCTTATATTTCCTTAAGCCTAAATTGATAATAAAGTCATCAGCAAATTCAAGAGTACCTTCTGCAAGGTCAATAAAGTAGTCAGTTCCTTCAACTAAAGTCTCAGGGTCTGAAGAATCAGGGTTTACAGTAACCTCATCAACAGATTTAAGAGGGCATTTACTTATAGCAAATTTTCTTACTCCAGTGTATTCAGTGTAAAAATCATTAATCCTTCTTATGTCTAAATAATCAGAACCTGTTTTAGTTCCTGAGAAGTCCCTGTTCAATAAAGCCTGTATATAAGAATCAGCAAGTGTTACCCATAAGTCATTTATGTCTGCTTCATCCTTTCCAGATATTATTGCTATTTTAGATTTATCTGCTATTGCCATAATTAATCCTTAGTTATTAAAAGGAGGTAGGTCATTATCAGTACCTACTTTATTACACCCTATGTGTAAGTCAAAGTAATCTATACCAAAGTTAGCAGCTCCAGTTCCATGGTCTTTATTACCGCTATATGTATCATTGACATTAGTTCCTAGTCTTGAAATGTAAAGCCTCAATATAGAAGATTCTCCTGCATTGTTAGAGTTTACCATATCTAAAAGAGAGTAAATTTTGCCCTTGTATTGGTCTGCTGCATCTACTGATAAGGATATATTTCCAGTATTCCATCCAGACAATGCAGGAATTTCCACACCTGCTGGAAGCCAACACCATTGATACTCAAGGTAAACAATACCTGAAGCACTTGCCATTGGCAATGCATGTAAGTGAAGCTTTGCATTAGATTCCCCATCATATCTGTGCGTCATTTGATACACTTGATGGATATCATCATCTTGGTTGTTTGATAAGAATGGCATCCTGAAATTAGTATCTCTATACTCTTCAGTTGTCCATGATGAACTACCTCTACCTGTTACTACTATACCTTGCTGGTCATCCCAACTTACTTTGAATCTTTCATTCTTATTATACCCTCTTTGCATTATTGCTCCTAATTATCACTGTTATTAGAACGGGATATTTCTACCCACTTTGAATCTGTTCCACAGTATTCAAATTCAATAGTATCATACTTGCTCAAAGTGAAATCAATTCCACCAGACATTCTTAACCCTGAACCTGACAAATTTCTCTCATCTTGCATAGTTACTGTGTTAATGGCATCTGCTCCTCTTATTAGTAATCTTTGACCATCTGTACCAGCAGCAATTGTTGGAGTAGAAGTAAGGGAGAAGCTTGCAGCATCACAAGTTAATTTAACTCTATTATAATTAGAGGTTATTGCATCCGCTGTTGATGATATAACTTGGCTTCCCAATCTTTTATCTCCTAAAATCCTTGGATTTACAAAGATAATGCCTTGAGTATTGTGAGACGCAATAACCTTACCAATTCTCCAAGAAGGATACTTAGCAGAAGGAGTTTGATTAGTAAGAACCCCTGCAGTAGTAGTAAGATAAATATCATCACCATTTGACCAGCTAGAAGTATCCAACCCTCTAACATTGCCAACTATTGTTGCCAAACCTTCTGCATTATTTTCAACATCATGAGTCAACATACCAAATGGCTCATGAGCAGGGTGACCATCAAGATAACAAATTGATACTGTTGGTCTGTTACCTTGTGCTCCACTTATGTACACCACTGTACCATTAGCTAATGTTGCACCAGTCTTATTAACAAACCTAAAGAAAACCTCTTGCCCTATTTGGATTATAACACCAGGTATGTCCATCATTGCTGCAATTGCATGGTCTTGAGAATCCCAAAATGTCCTTCCTTCTAAAAAAGAAGGAGTTTCTACAGCACTATTAAAATCAATATAGTCTACTTCACCTATAGGCTGAAATCTTGAATCTGCTTCTGCTTCAGTATAATACCTATCATCATGAATGTGGTCTCCTTGAGCTACTTGGTCATTTCCATTACCTATCAAATTATTAGTATCTAATAAGCTATAATCTACATCATTAGCTTCTAACTTAGAAGAAAGGGCTGTATCTACTTCTGACTGGCTATAAGTTTCAGCTTCTGTATAATACCTATCATCATGAGTATGAGAACCTTGAGCAACTTGGTCTACTCCTGTTCCTATATCTCCTGCAGAATTAAGATTTTCAAAAGTAGATACCAAATCATTATACTCTGTATCTAATGCATCTTGACACCAATCCCTTAAAGACTCTGGTGTTATTCCTCCATCACTATTATCTTTAAATAGTCCTGTACTATTATCAAGGTACTCAGACTCTAATTCACTTTTAGATTTTATTGCCATATCATCTCCTTAAAAACTTGGGTCAAGTTCATCTCCTAAAGGTTCATAAACATCATCTTCATATTCATACCAATGGTTGAAAGATGAAGGAGCATGTTGAGGATTTTCAGCCTCACCACTTGCTTCAACCAGTGGCAGTACTGCTGAGCCATTAACATTAAATTCCAACTCTGCTTCACCATCAGCCGTTAATAAAGGAAGAGTTGCTGAACCATCTGCATTAAAAGACCATCCTGCTTCCCCATCAGCACCTAACATAGGAAGGTTTGCAGAACCCTCTGCACTAAACTCTTGGGTTGCTGAACCCTCTGCAGTGAACTGAGGGATAGTTCCTGACCCCTCTGCATTAAACTCTTGGTTTGCATCTCCATCAGCAGTTGTCATAGGTAGGGTTGCTGAACCCTCTGCATTGGACTCTATTTCTTCACCAATAGCTAAACTCATAAATTTAGCAGATGAAGCCATCACTGTTGAAAAGTTAAGGGTGTAGCTTCCTGCTGCCATGGATGAGTAACTTGCCTCTAATATTGGAGAAGCTCCATTATCATAAAGGAATATACAATCTCCATCAGATGTAAAAACATATGGTGCAGAAGTTGATGCTCCATCACTCTCACCTCCACCATTAGACAATGATTCTCCATTATCATTAAAAAACCCAACATAGAAAGAGTCTGCAGTTTGGTCATTGTATTCTGTATTGAGGCTAGTCCCTTTAAACCCATAAGTTAGTACATGGTCAGGAGTTATACCTAACCCTGAGTAAGTTTCATTTCCTGTAGAAGTTGGAGTGTCTTCAAAAGTCAGTGCTGCCTTTTCACCTGCAGGTAGCTCATAAGCAAGGTATGCTACATCTCTATAGGTAGAAGCTTCGGCATCCCTTGATGTGCAAACAAAGCCATTAGAGTTTACAGAAGTTATCTCTAAATCCTGTAAGGTAGTCAGTGAAGATATTCTTGAATTTGACATCTTTGCTCTTAATGAGGTTGTTGCTTGTGCATCATCACTAAACCAATTTAAGCTTCCTTGGTTTATAGTTGACCCATCATAAGTCATAACCCCTTCTACTAAGAATGCATCTGATCTTAAAGTAGTTGCCATGGATTCTACTGGATACTGACACTCTGCTCTAGCAAAGAATGCTCCACTTGGTTGGAATGAAGGGTCTGATACTGACACAGTGCCATCATTACTAGTATTTGGGCGAAAGTCATCAACTCTTACACTTTCCATACCTTTAATAAAAAGAACTGTGTATCTAGTTCTTGCTATATTATTACTTACTTTTGTTAGCCTTATACCATCTGTAATAGAAGATATTGAGTATTCTACAAATCCTTCACCTCCTACTCCTGCTTTGCCATCATTACCATAATTTTTTGCAACACTAGTTGCCATGCCTTCTCTTACTACTAATCCAGTTGTCCTTGTCCTTGTCCCATCCCAAAAAACTGTAGAGTATAAAAGCGAGTCATTATCTTTAACAGGTATAGAAGTTGTGAGCATCTTTTGCATGTATATTATACAAGCTTGAGGAGTACCAAATCCTGATATGGTTAGATCCACAGTGGCATCTGTGGATTTAAATGTACCTTCAATTGCCCTTATCTCACTAGCCATAAAAGCTCCTTATCCCTGATATGAATACCCGCAAGGTGTTAAATTGAAAATCTCTTCAAACTTTTCAACAGTAATCTTATGTTGTTCATAGAGATGCATAGCAGACATTAGTTTCTGTCTAACTGTGGATTTGTCACCTTCATTAGTAAAACTCCCTATGTGTTGTAAAACTTCTGAAAGTTGGTTAGCTTCATCTGCAGTTAAGGGATTTTCAGTTTGTTGCAAAGAAACTTCTTCCATGGTTAAAGCACCAGTGGAAAGAAGTACTACATTTGACCAAACACTATTTACATTTCTCAACCCTCTATCAATGCTTTCAAACATTGTCATAAATTACCTCCTTAAGATGCAGGCATTGTAATAGTTAAAGAGTTTACTTTTACAGTAGTTCCTGCTTGTATAGCATAGTTATCCATAGTAATTTCCTTACCGACTCCAACTTCAAGAGTCATAATAATATTACGGTCTCTGTCTAACAGTTGAGCTTCTGCTGCTGTACCAGTATTGTTTGCAGAAGTATCATCTGAAATAGAATTGGCTGTGATTACTCCTGAAGCAGCAGCTCCAAAAGCAGGGTTACTTAAATCATGCTCAGAAAGAACTGATGCCATACCAGTTGTGCCAATTCTTAAAAGACCTGCTGCATTAGCTGAACCAGCATTTACTAAAGAATCAACTGCATCAGCCAAAGTGTTTCTTGTACCAGTAGGTAGTGTTATTGCCATTTTAAATCTCCTTAGAAATTATTAATTATAAATTGCAGTGTTACTTATTTCTTCACCATAAGTATCTTGAGCTTTCAAAGCTCTATTTCCACCAGCCCATTCCCAACTCCACCGGATAAAACCAGTGACATTAGCTGTTCCTACAATAGACATAGTGAGAGGCTCTGAACCTTTAAGGTTCTCAACCAATCCCATATCTCTATCAAGGGCATGTATTTCTCCATTTTGGTTTAGAGACCTCTTGAATATGCTAACAGAGCCAAGTTTAAACTCTACTGTAGCTTGAGCATCAATAGTAAGGTCTACTTCATGGAGCTTAATTCTAATATACTTATCAAGTATATTAGTTCCTGACATTACTGTTACACCAGGTTCTATAAGTGTCTTATCGCTTATAGCCCCAGTCTCAGATATTGCTAGGTATTGTTTAGTAAGACTCATTAAAATCTCCTTATTAAGTTTTATACTTAAATATACATAATAACATATTTTTTTAAAATAGTTATCCTTGGCTAATTCCTGATATTGCAAATCTATTTATGATTTCCTTAGAAGTCATGTACCTTATTGCATACTTAGTCTTTTTTTGCTTCTTTAAAGTGTTCCATATATTTAACCCCAATTCATCATGCATTGCTTTAAGCTTAGAATCAGAGAGTTTGTCTAGCTCCTCCATAAGATTGCTTTGCAATGCTTTTATTTTTAAGTTTTGAGAGGATTCAGATTTTGGTTTTAAATCCTTAACCTTCTTACTTAAATCTAACTTAACAAAAAGTTGATTCTTAAAAGGAATATTAAATATAGATGTCACAGCATTATTCATAAGAATATAAACTGGATGTTGTTTGGCTTCCTTAAGACAATCCTTACAAAGTACTCCATTAACCTCTGTATTGTTTTTACAACGTGAGTTCATTGAGGGTTTCCCTCCCCTCTCTTGAACTCTAAGACATCTTTTTACAAACACCATATTAATCATCCTTTCCACGTGCATTTAGCATGCCATCATTATTTTGAACACATTCTTTAGGGTTCTGTTCTAACTTCTTGTGATAGCTACTGTGAAGTATAAAAGGAAGTTTACCTTTGAATGGTATAGCAGTTGTTCCAGAAGGGTGAGTGGAATTGGTAGGTTGACCCTCTTTCCAATCAGTGTAATTATCCTTAACATTCTGCTCAATTCCTCTATTTGCATAGTATCTAATCTTACCTTGAATATGCTCTTCTTTCCGGCAGTATCCTAAATGGTAGTGAAGTCTCTCCATTATTTGAATACTCTTATATTGAGGGTCAGCAACTCTCTTACCTTGGCTATCTACTAAATAGTTGAAGCCTTTCTTATCTTCCATATTATGATGGAAACCTTTTTCCCATCTCCAAGCACGAGCCTCAGCACAATCCCATTGACCGCCAACAGCAACTGTTTCAAGATTCTTCCAAAAGTGCCATCTTCTCATATACATAGTAGTTAATTTAGGGTCATTGAGAAATACTCTTTTGACATACTCAATGTCTGACTCTTTCCATATCTCATCAGAATCAACTTTAAGGTATAAAGGAGTGTTCACTCTTTTAGCAATCTCATTCTGCATTTCATTCTTATTCTTCCAGAAAGGCTTCTCTCTGTTAGGGAAAGCATCTTCAATAGTGACTACCTCAATTTTACCCAGAGGGTCATCAATTTGGCTTATAACTTCTAATGTCTTGTCAATAGAATGTCCCATATTATGGTGAGTAGGATTCTGCTTTGCATAGTGCTCAACAATTCCTTCTACCACAATTATGTGCTCCATAGAATCATATACAGACTCAATTGCTAACCTTACTACATCAGCACCATTAAGAACAATAATTCCAGCAGTCATCTTAAGCTCTTCACTTTTACCATAAAAAGCATCCCTACATATGTTTTTAATCTTATAAGGTAGACAAGGATTGTTACTTTTAGGGTTAAACATGTTTTTGCGAGCTTCCTCAGCTATTTTAAGCCGTTTCTCAGGGTTTTCTATTAGCTCCCTTACTTTCTTACCTAATGCATTAGTATCCCCTGATTTCACATACTGCACAGAGTCTCCGTAGATGTGACGGGTAATAGGTAGCTCATAGCACACTACCGTAGTGTTACAATATATTGCTTCAGCAGGAGGCATACCAAAGCCTTCAAACTTAGTAGGGATAATCATTAATTTTGAGCGCTTTATAAGAAGGAACTTTTCGTAATCGTCAACACCAGCATAAAATCTCACCCCTACCTTTAAAGGTCTAGCCTTATCCAGTATTCTTTTCCTTACCCTATCATTGTGAGAACCTATATAGTTTATTACTGGTCTTATCCCTTCTGGTATTTTACTTATAGCAAATACTACATCATCAGGGCATTTGAAATCAAGGTGTCTCCCTACAAAACAAACTTCATTCTCTTCCTCACATTCTACTTTATCTGCTGCTTCAGTATTTATAGCAGGAGGCATTTCAAAGAACTTACCTCTAAAATCCTTTAGCCATTCTTTTGCCCCTTCAATGGTTGGACCAGGGTTGCAAAGCACAAAATCAGCAGTCTGCATTATAAGCTGTTTGTAGTCTTTCCAGTAAACTTCTGTAGAATCCTGACCACCTCTAAATTGAGATACATAGTTAGGAGTTTCAAGTAGAAATGCATAACATGTACATCCCCATTTCTTAGCATAGTGAAAGGCTTCATATATTCTAGGAGTAGCAATTACCACATCAATATTGTTCATAGTAGATTTCATGAGCCAATTGGTTTCTAAACACTTCTCCCCTTCAACAAACTCAATTCTATCTTCTACTTCAATGTATTTAAGGTCATCAAGGAATTTAGGAAGCCTGTCAGTTACTATTGTAACTTTGTGCCCCATTGCAGCAAGGTTATAAGCCATAAGCATCAAGTGAACTCTTCCTCCAGAGTAATGGCTTACATTATTCATCCAAAGACCAAAATGAATCATTTTAGGTCTAGCTTTTCTGGTAGGAGCTATTACTTGTTGAGTTCCATTCTTTAGGAATTTAACCATTGGACCACGTGCAACTTCCCAAGCCTGAGCAATCTCTATTGCTCCAACATCATTTGCATCAACATCACTAATGTCAATAGAGAAGCCGGAATTTCCTCTTACTACTTTAGAGTCTTTACCAAATTTGCAAAGAATATCTCCTTGCTCAGGACTCTTCTCTGTTTGGTGTTTAATTAAGTTGTCACTTCTTCTCTTTGCTTGCCTTGTAGAAAGTCCTCTTTTCCTTAAGTTGCGATTTTGGCTGGTTTCTGGTAACATATATCCTCCAATTTATAAAATACACTCTTTCCTTTACTCTAATATAATACATTGCCCCTAAATTAAAAAGGGAATCCTAAAATTAGGACTCCCTTGTTTAATTTTATAAATAAACAGTTTATAAAATTATGAAGCAGAAGGTTTTTGAAGACCATGCATATAAAGCACAGCTTCGTCATATTCAACTTCCATGGCAACACGTTCAGATATTGCCCAAATCTGGCTGTCATTTTTGATAGCCAAGTCTTCTTGGAATTTAACCATTCTACGGTCACCAAGAATAACATTATCTCTTACTGTAGAAACAGCTTCTCCAGCAGGAATATAATCACTGTTGATTATAGTCCATTTACCAAAGATTTTACCAATCTCACCAGATAGAATAGTAGCTTTACTACCATACTTGTCAACAGTAAGAAGAGTGTCATCTCTTAGCAACTGGTTAGCAGACCAAGGATTGACAAAAGACACAAGGTCTCCCATACGTTTTGCATATAGACCCATACGGTAAATTGCTTCACCAAATACATCTACAGTTGCAGCACCATTTACAGTCTGACGAGTTCCAGATTCACGACCTATAGTTAGAAGTCCATCAAATGCAAGTCTTGCATCTTTATTGAACCAAACAGTATCGGTAGCATTAGCTTTAACAGCAGTAGTATTAGGATAATCAACATCACCAGTAAGGAATGCTTTCTCTTCAGAGATACCCATACCACGAGCGAAAAGCATACGAATCATAGTACGCATGTCAACAATACCATCTTCAAAGGTTTCTTCTGAAATTTCTAACCAAGAGAAAAGTTTCTTAGCAACCAGTTGAATGCTACTTGCTGTGAAGTTAGTTTCTTCTCCTGCAGTTGCTTCATAAGGTTGGTAATACACTTCAGTTCCAGTTAGAAGTTTAGGAATAGTACGTGTAGCACTATTCATTTTCATAGAACGGAAGATTTTGCGGAAATTGTTGTACTCTGTAACAATGTCAATAAAAGTTGCTGCAAGTGGTTCAGGCAAAAATGGATTAGCCACATTGTTTGTCTGACCTGCACCAATACGGACAGCCTTTTGTAAAAGGCTTTTAATATCATTCATAGATTTGAGTTTCATAAATACCTCATTCACAGGTTAATTAATAGTTTAATGCAACATAAGTTGTTTTGGGTGAGTTTACAAATCTTACAGTTTCCTCAAATAAAGGGGCGCAAGCCCCTTATAGATTAGTCCTCGTCAGATTCATTCATACCGGTAAATCTTGCAGCACTCTGCTCCATAGTTTTACCGAAGAAATTATCAAGAGCAGCACGGCTTGCACGCTGTTCTTTAGTAAGAGGGTTACCATTTGCATCTTCAAGCTCTTCAGAAAGCTCTACTGATTTACTAAGATTCTTTTTAGTAACAGGTGTACCTTCTACACCTTCAGAGTCATCAGAAAGGCTTTTAATAAGCTCCCCTGCTTCTTCATCAGACATATTCTCTATCATTTTAGCAAGGTCATCTTTTCCTTTACCAGAAGGCTCATTTTCATCAGTAGATTTTGCAAGTGCTTCTTTAACGCTTTTTGCAATAATCTCATTAAGTTCTTCAGCAGTTTCAGGAAGCTTTGCAGGAGCTTCTTCACCAGAAGATTTTTTAAGCTCTTCAACCTGAGCCATTAAAGGAGCAACTGCCTCTTTAACAAGATCTTCAGTGGTTTTTGGCTTTTCAAAACCAGTTGCAGCAGCTTTTGTCAAAGCAGATACCTGAGCAGAAAGAGCTTTGACCTGTTTAGTTAGGTCAGATTCTTTTTCAGTTGCAGCAGGAACTTCTTCTCCAAGTGCACTTGATACTGCATCTTTGAGAAGGTTTTGGATTTCTTCATGATTCATTTTCATAATGTTTACTCCACATTAATTTTTTCAATACTTTTATATATATTCTGGCTCACATCAGCAATAACACTTTTCAACATATCAACTTTTTCAACTTTAGATGCTCCCAACTTCTTAACTGATTGAACGCTTTTAAAAAGCTCTTTCAGTTCAGAAGCAATTTCCTTAGTCAAGCTTTCAACTTCTTCAAGATTCTCAACAGAACTCTTAATGCCTTCAATTTCATCAATCATCTTACTCAAACCTATTGTATATAGGTGATTCTGTAAGTGATTAATAACAAACTTGTCAGCATTTTCCTCAACAGCCTTTTTATAAGCTTTCACTAAAAGACTTTTGTGAAGGTAAAGTTCTCCATTTTCCTCAAAATGATGAGCATAGTCTTTACAGACTTTCTTCTCTTTATGATTTATAGGGAAAGCAGTATCTGGTAATTCAGAAACTGATTTCATAACTTCTTCAATAGAAGGTTCATTCTTGTGCAGTGCAGAGCGGTGTTTAACACTGTAAATCTTCTCTAAACTTCTCTTACCCTCTTTAGCTCCCTCTCCCTCTAAACAGTCCTTATTTAAGCTCTTAGCAATAGCTTCTGCAAAGGTCTCAGGGTTTGCAGGCTGATTAGTAAGTAGTACGTGGTGTAAACCTCCATCAGCTAGAACAACAATCTCTTTATCAAGGTCTTTATTATACTCTCTAAAAGCCTTTGTTATTCTTCCTCCAACAGAGAATCCATAATTTACTCCGAGTTGAGCTTTACTTAGGAATTTCTTAACATTTGGATTCATTTCTGGGTCTTCAAGTTTTGCTACAATTTCAAAAGTAGTCTTATCCCCAGAAGTCTGCTCAACTACACCAATGGTGTCATCCATCTCTTTAGCATAATGAGAGTTAGCTAATAGAGGAAGTCCCTTTGCTTGTTCTTTCATCTTTGCAATAAAGTTTTCACCAATTCTTTCTTCATCTCTGTCAACAGAAGTGTTTGCAGCCACTCCGGTCACATAGTAGTTTTTAACTCCATCAACTTCTTTGGTCATAACAAAGCGGTCAGAGCCACTCAAATCTTTATTTAGAACTTTTAGTGGAACAAAGGCATTAAAGTCTTTGTTTATATTTTCTTCCACAAGGATACCTCCATCTTTGATAAACGATTTTACAATGTTAATAAGTTTTTGTTTTGAATTTTGGCTTTTATATTGCCACATTCCATCAGCATTTTGATAACAATGCTTTTTCAACCATTTCCAAACAGAGTCTTTATCAAAACTGTTATTAATATAATTTAAAACAAAAGCTTTTCCTATACTATGCTTGAATTTTTTCTTATCATCTATTTTCCATACATACTTACCATCAATCAGGCTTTTTGAAAATCCTGCATCTGGCAAAGTACTCCTCACAACTGTAGAAACAATATCTGCTTCCTCTTTTCCCTCATCAATAAACTTAGATACTGCCTTAATCATAACCAATGCAACTAAAGGATTGGTTTGGTCATATATAGATTTCAAGAAAGTAGAAAGTTTCCTTTTGCGGTCTCTAGGAAGCTCTGCATCAAGACTCATAGCCTTATAGTAACACTTAACAAAGTCTTCAAAAGAAGCTTTTATGAATGTTCTCCAATCCTTATTTTGTGTTGCTTTATATACAGAAAATATGAGCTTGTCTCCTGTTTTGACAAACCCATATTTTTCAAAGTCAACACCTTGGATTATATCCATCACAGTATATTACCCCATTTTAAACCAAATCTATCTACTGTGCTAAAAAGCTTCCCTTGAGAAACATCTCCATAGCTCATAGGAGTATGGTTCTTAGTTTCTCTTTCCTTCATCATATTATTGATAACTTCTTTAACAATAGAAGGCTCAACTTTTTCAAGACCTGTAAGTAATTTGCCTTCTTTCATAACCTCGGAATGTCTATAAACTTCACTTGGGTCTTTTGAAGATTCATAAAGAGCAGTATAAAGTCCTGTCATATCTGCTTGGTCAATACCTCCATCATAAATCTCTTTATTAGCTTCTTCATTACCTTCTGGTGTATTCACATTATTGTCAATACCATCACTCATAGCCCTTTTGATATTAGACTCTATTTTAGATTGCTGGTATTTAACCAGTGTATCATAAGGGGCATAATTCAAAGGTACAAATGGCATATAACCCCATTCAACAGGAGGCATTTGTAATCTATTTCTAACTTGATTAATAGTTATTACACCTCTATCTAAATAAGCTTCATCAATTTCTGCTTGTTTCTTTTCATCATCAATATCAAGATTCTCAGAAGTAAGATATATATCATCATAGTTTAGATTAGAATCATTCCAAACCAATCCTGAATTCATTACATTGGTGAACATCTTCACAAGAGGGATAAGGGTGTTCTTTTTGAACTCTGAACCTTGAACCTCTGCTTCTATTTTACCAATAGCATCTCCTGTTCCATTAACCCCTAATACAACAGACTGCATACCATATACTGCCATCATCCTTGCAAGTAGCATAGTCTGCCAATCAAAGAATCCCATATCCTTCTGAGAAGTTCTAAGCTCTTGAAGCTTTACCTGACCTTTCTCAGAACCCATAAATAATGGCAAGTGAGGATTGCCTTTGTGCTTTTGCTCATACCAAGCTTTTGCTTTTGCTAGAGCTTTCTCACTCTTACCAAACCCTAAGTTCTCAAATATGAATGCAAAATCAGGTCTTGCATTGTTTTCAAAAAATTTCAGATTCCAGTTCATAGCCTCAAAGTCACCCATAATAGAAGTGACACAAGATTCAATAGGAGAGAAGCCATTTGAATAACCTGCTCTCACATTCCTGATAAAATTCATAAAGTCATTCTTACCCCAAGCTGCAATTTCAGTTTGACCATTTCTAAGTTGCAAGTAAGCTCTAGTTTTAGGTAATGTTCCATTACTCTTAGGGTTTACAAAAATCTCTTCACCAGACACATTAGCAAATAGAGAAAGGTTCTCTTTAGTTTGAGAGTATCTGCTATTATTAACAATCTGTATACCTGCTTCATCATATACCAAAATATCTCTATACACTTTTGTTCTTAAAGAAGAAAAGCTTTCCCCATCAGTGTTTGGCTTCATGAGAAGCTTCATCACATTTTCCATATCTTTGCGAGTCTTAGTGTTTAATTCACCATCCTTAGTTCCAATCTTGGCTCCTAAAGGTCTTGGGAATACTTCTACCTTTGCAACTCTCTCTGTAGCTCTATCAACAATTGCCCTAATCCATTCTGATACTCTATAAGCGTCAGTCATAAAAGTTCTAGTTACTTCCATATCACTTGTATCAGTTACTGCATTATCCACACCATAGGCTCCATTATAAGAACCTGATAAAATATTATTTCTTGGGATACCTTTTACACTTGCAGATTTCCCTAATACCATTTTTGAAGTACCGAGCATATTTTATTTCCCTTTATTCTGAGAATTAGTATTTATTTGAACAACCAAGCTTAAAACTCCAAGGCATACTGCTCCAACAAGTTTACACACAAAAACCATCCAGTTATCTCCATCATCAAATGTAATTATAATATACATTATTGCCAAGAGAGAGAAAAGTATAGATAAAAGAGTTGCATCTATAAAGATTACAAGTAATAAATCCTCCCAGTATTGTATCCACTTAATCCATGTAGGAGGTAGGAATAGGCTTAAGAAGTTTTTCCACCAAGCAGTTCTTTTATCTCTCTTTACATCCTTCTCCATCCTTTTAAGGATTTCTTTCTCTTTCTTTTCTCTTTCTTCTCTCTTCTTAGCCCTATCCTTATTGTGTTCAATAATATTCTCAACAGGGTCTTTTACAATAGTGTCTACAAAATCATGCTCCTCAGATAGAAGAACCTCATCAATTTCATCGTTCACTTTTAAATCTTTATTACCCAAAGAAAACACCTCCTCCTTCTACAAGTTCTTTCACAAGGGTGTGAGTTACTGCTACTCCACAGTCAGCACAGTCTTTACTTCCTCTGTCAATACCTTCATCTACAAATCTATTTTGGCTAATGACAGGGTGGTCTATTTTCTTTCCAGTATCTATTAACTCTGAAAGCTCTCTTTGTAATATTGGATGTTTATAAGTCTTCCATATCCCCTGTTGCATATAATCCTTGGTTGTGTGCCAAGGTGCATAGCTTTTATCAACAGATAATAACTCTGCTGCTATACCTTTCCGGTCTAGCTCTTGTAAAGTTTCCGCAGAACCCCATCTATCAAGAGTAACCTTCATTAGACCAAAGTTTCTCTTTTCTTGCAAGTCCTCTATAAATTTTCTCACATCTGCAATCCTAAGTTCTTTCTGCTCTTTTGTACATGTTAGTTGTAGAACTAAATCCATAACAACCCCAACGCGCAATTCTCCTTCATACTCTGATAAGTCTATGCCATAAGTTTTTTTATAATATTCAACCCAAGCCTTATCATAACTTACCCTCATCTCTTCTAAGTGCCCCAAAGCAATAGAGGCAGCATCTCCATTTTTAAACAACTGCCCTTTAGATAAGTCAGCGTGTAGAGTATAGTAATAATCAGGGTTGCCTTTGAACCATGGTTCTAATATTCCATCAACACCTAAGTGAACATCAGTTGTAGTTATTATTCCACCTTTGCAAGGGTTTACAGAGTACTTCTTAATGGAATCAATTGCTCCTCTGATTATAAACTCATTGCTAAAAAATGCATCATTTTCTACATCAGGGTCTTTACACTCATACATCATAGCTGCAATTTCAGGATCTTCTCTATAATCTGAAGCAAATTGTTGCCTTAGCTCTTCCTCAGTCTTATCAGTCCTGACCTCATAAGTTGAGTAAGTCCTAACAAATTTAGTTGGGTCAGTTTTGTTCTTTTTGACTAATATTGTCATTGGGCAATTTTTGCCATATTTATAAGATATACAAACAAGCTTACCATATTTTGAAGAACGTCTTACAGATGTACCAATAGACCTGTGCTGACCTACTAATTTGCCATCACTCTTACCATCACCAAAAACAGTCTCTGGTCTCATTCCGCCTATTTCATCCATTATTGCTAATACAATTGTCATACCCTCAGCAGTGAACCTATCAGAAGTAAGAGAGTGGCAAGTTATGTTTCTTCCAAAATCAATTTCACGAGTCTTAATGTCTCCATCCCTCTCTCTTAAGTCCATATACTTGAAATCTCTTTTACCTGCATCCCAGTGAAAGTTCTTAGTAGCAAACCAGTTATATCCAGTATCAACATCTCTACATTTTTTTATAAATGATTGAAGGTATTTAAAGAATACATTTTTAGCTTGATGGCTATTTGCAGCAACATTAATCAAGTCAATAGGTGAACCAACACCTAGACCTAAAGAGCCTTGTGGGTCTACCATGCAACATAATTTATAAGCCTGATAAGTAATGGTTTTTGCCGCTGTAGAATCCTTACCACTTCCTTTACCCCACATTAAATCAGCTTCATTATAACCCAAATCAGTTATGTCAAATGGGTCTTTTCCACATACAACATCAAAGAACTCTTGTTGTTTAGGAGTAGGTTTTTCTCCCAACATTTTATCACAAAAGTATACAGAATCCACAGGTTCATATCTCCACACTCCATTGTATGGTCTAAACCCAGTAGGGAATTGTTCAATACCAAAGTCCTCAATACGGTTCTCTCTTCTTCTCTCATCATCAGATATAGAAAGCTCATCTAAGCCACTCAATAATTCATCCATGTAGAAATCATTGAGATTATCTGCACCTTGACGCTTTATGTCTTGATTAGTTGAAGCAATTCTTTTTCTATCAAAGCTCATTAAAACCTCTGTTGTGTTTTAGGAAACCATAATGGGTCATTAGCATTTTCACTCATATATTTCCCAAGCATAAATCCTGAACACCATAGCTTGCCCTTAAGAAATCTAGGGCTGTATAGCTTATAAGCCCATCTTACCATATTGCCTTTATCACCAGGGGCATTTGCACAGAAGTCTATTTCATCTCCAAGCTTAGGGGCTTCTCCTGCCTTCACCATCTCCTCATTCTCAATCAAGGCTACTATTGCTGCATGGACTTTCTTTTCTAAGTTGTCCCAATTAATATAACCTTTTTGGATAGGAAGGTCAAGGACTTTTTTAATTTCTAACATTTTGGAACTCCTTTACCAACTTGTCTATAAATCCAGATGCATATCTTTTCTCATAAAAATCTTCTGTGTCATAGAATATAACCAACTTTTTATTAACTGCCTCTCTTACACATGGTTCACAAACCAGTTTAGACTCACAGTTCTTATCAACATAGACAAACTTTGCATTATTCTTAAAACTTCCACCACAATCTTGGCAAGTATTAAGCCCATCATTAGTATGGTACTGATGAGGTTTCCCATACTCTATCTTTTCATCATTTTTCTTATGGATTCTAGGTATCATGCCATCCCTTTTTCATTGATGAACGGCTTCTGCCGTTTACCCTTCCAACCTGCCCTATATTATATATATATTTATTATATAAATATATATTTATTATATAAGCCACCTTTTAAGACTAAATGCCATTGACCGCTACTAAGAGGGGGGGGTACGATTAAATTTTTTTATATAGGAACCGTATTTCCCACCGTTAAAATTATCCCTACTTTGAGTAATAATATAAAACTTTTACAACAGAATAATTAGTGTTTGTTCTATTTTGTTTAATTTATTTTAATAAAAAGCTTTTTAGCAAGTTAAAAATTTATTATATTAAACCCGAAGGAGGGAAGATACCTGTGAAAAGAAGAATGAAAGAAATAACCAGTACCAAAGTTGTGATAGATTTCTCTAATGCTGTATACAGAAGTTTATTTGCAACTATGGATGAAGGAACTATTAACACTGATGGGATTAATGTAGGATGTATACTTGGTCTATGTAAGATGTTGCAGAGGGCTATCAACCTTTGCTCAGAGAGTGGAAGTATACCTGAACTTATCATTTGTGAGGATAGGTCTCCTACTCGCAAAAGAAAACTCTATGAAGATAATCAAGAAGCTCTTGCAAGTCACTCCCCTGATAAGAGTTGGGATGGAGAAAATGAAAAAGAACGGATTCGCTACAAAGGGAACCGAGAGAAAGAAGACCTTGGGTATGACCCTATGCAAATCTGCAAAGATTTTATGGCACATATTCCTCACACTTCTATTTGGCATGATGGAGAAGAAGCAGATGATGTAATAGCTTCTTACATCAAGAAAAACCAGAATAGTAAAATATTTCTATTCTCAACTGATAAGGATATGTGGCAACTGATTCCCAGATATCCAAATCTAACTATCATACTTGGAGATGGCAATCCTCCTACTGATGAAGTTGTAGAGAAGCATTTTGATACTACTGACAAAAGTAAGGTAATGTTGCACAAAGTTATTAGAGGTGATTCAGGAGATAATGTCAAGTCTGTCTATCGCTTCCAGTTCAAGAAGAACTTAGATTGCTACCTTGATTGTGATGGAACACCTGAAGGTTTTTTAAGGCTAATGATTAAGCGTAGAGGTGAAGACCACAAAGATGTCAAAAAGCTTTTTGATTATATTAAGCTTATGATTCTTAACTGGAAGGTAGTTAGACTTGTAGAGGACTTAGAATATGAATACTCTACAGTTGTGGAACCTAATAGAGATGGTTGGAATAAACTTTGCAGGGTGTATGAGACTCCATCCCTCTATAATTCACCATTGTTAAAGATTTATTAAGCGAACGATTAAAAATTTTATTATATTAGTTATTAGAAACTTAAAATAATAACTAAAGGAGCTATTTGTGATAGATGTTGGTGAAGTTTTTAAAGGTGAGCATGCTAATGTAGGGTTAGAGAGTATTAATGTTTCCAATCAAGGGCGGTTCTATGTAAGCCCTAAAAGCCCTAAACTTACTGGGTTTGCAATTTGGGTAAATGATACTACTGTAGATTCAGCTGATGTCACTGTAAGAAGATTAGATGCTGCAGTTGCAGCTATGGAAGGAGTTAAAGATGCCAATTAAAATGGTTAAAGGTAAAAAGGTTGATGTTACTTTCAGAAAAGAAAGTGTCAAAAAACTTTTCATGAACCTAACTAAGAAAGCTGAGAAAGTTAGTGTTGATTGGGCTAAGTTCAGAGAAGTTGATAAACATGGGATATTTGAAGACTTTACTAATGCACAACTCTCTATGAAATTTAGAAACTTCTCTCTGAGAGAGTCAGGTATGTGTTGGCATTGTGGTAAGGAAGAAGCTACTGAGAAGAATGGCACTTGTAAAAATTGTGCCCCTTTAATAAAAGCATACAACCATAATTATAACCATGGCGGTAGAAAGGCTGTTAAGGATGCTAAATGAAGACCAAGCCAAATCCTATTGGGAGGATAGAGCAAAGACCCACCAAGAGAGTGCTGTTGGGTTTGATTGTAGGGCTATTGAAGAACAGGATATTAATTACAACATCAGAACAAATTTCATTTTCAAAAACTTAGATACCTACCTACCAACTCTTGACTATGGTTGCGGTATAGGTAGGTATGCTCAGCAGTTCTCTAAGTATGTTGGTGCTGATATGACAAAAGAACTTATTAAGTTGGCAAGAAAAAGAAACAAAGGTAAAAGATTTGTTCACCTTAGCCACCCTTATCTTACAGAGGTTGAAACTTTTAATATCAGGTATAAATTTGACATTGAGCAAGTTTTGACAACTACTGTTCTACAGCATTGTGATGATGAGCTTGTTATCAAGATACTGAAAAGTTTTAAAGATAATCTACTTGGGCTTAAGAGACTGTGTTTCTATGAGAAGGATGCAGGAGATAAAAAGCCTCATGTTATTTCAAGGTCTACTTTAGACTATATGACTCTATTATCAGAAGCAGGTATCCATACTAATGGCAATTGTAAAAGCCATATAGTACACAATGAAAAGCATACCTTATCTGTGTTCAATATTCAAGGTAGGTAAACTAATGAAAAAAGCATATATTATCTTTGGTATGAAAAGAAGTGGACATCATGCCATAGTACATTGGATAGGATATAATTCAGAGCCTGCTATCCACTTTAATGATTATAAGGTACATGGTTCTGATTTTATACCAGCCCATAAAACTAAACCAGTCAAGTTTGGCAATGGAAAGGCTGATGTTCACATTTATAACATGGAAGACTTTAATGTGGATAATGTTGGGAAAGTTAGGAAACTTACTATATGGAATGATTATGATGAGGTTCATATGGCAGTAGTCCTTAGAGACCCATTCAACTGGATAGCTTCTTCTATGAAGTGTGGGGGTGGTATGTTCAAAAGGATTAATAAAAGAATTGAGCTTTATAAAAAACAAGCCAAGCTCTTTGAGAATGTTAACCCTAATGTACTTGCTATCAAGTATAATGATTGGGTTACTTCTGAGGATTATAGGGGTTCAGTGGCTTCTCTACTTTGTTTAGATACTTATCACAAAGGTGTTAAGGTCTTATCTGAAAGAGGTGGAGGAAGCTCATTTGATGGTAAAAGGTTTAAGAAAGATGCTCACCAAATGGATTTATTCAAAAGGTGGGAAGTCTATAAGAAAGACCCTATTTATGTAAATTTGATTGATATGGAGCTTTGTAAAATCTCCAGCAATATCTTTAAATTCCAAGCGGGATTAAACAAATGAAAAAAATTCTTCAAATTGATGGTGGCGGATGTAAGGGAGTAATCCCTGCAACTGTATTAAGGTACATAGAAGAAACTCTTGGAGAGAAAAGTCATGAAACATTTGACCTCATCTCAGGAACTTCTACTGGTGCTATAATTGGAGGTTGTCTTGGTTATGGTATAAGTGCAGCTTATATTCAAGAGCTATACCTTGAACATCTTCCTAAATTATTCAAGTTCAACCCTTTCTATTTTCTTAGACATGGTGTTAAGTATGATAGGGATAAGTTTCTTGAAACTATGGAGGACTATATACCTAAAGACTTTAGGTATAGAGATGCCAAGACTAATATGATTCTTACTACTTTCAACCTTTGTTCTATGAGAACTCACTTCTTGAAAAGTTATGACGTTAAAGATGGTGGTGAAAAACTGATTGATGTTATTGCTTGGTCTGCATTGAGTGCAGTTCTATATTTTGGAAAGATGGTTGTACCTAATTTCAGATGGAAGAACTTTTCTCCTTCTGGCAGTATTGGTCAAAAGGTAGGAGCAGTGTTCCAAGATGGTGGTCAAGGTATTAATAGTTGTACTCTTGAAAATAGTCTTATGGAGGTTCTGGCAAAATGGAAAGATGAAAAGGTAGTAATTGTCTCTATTGGTTGTGGAGATGTTAATCAATACAACCCTATTTCCAAAGCCAGAAAAATGAGAACTATTAGACAGATTGGGTCTTACTTAGGTCAAGCAAGAGCAGAAGCTACCCAAGACCAAGTGCTATCTGGCTATTATGTAGACCAAATGAATCCTAATGTAAGGGTATTTAGACTTAATGTTGAGCTACCTAATAAGCTTGACAAGCTTGATGGTGTTAAACACATTAAGGAATACTTGGATTATGGAGAAAAATTAGTGACAAAGGTAAATCCTGATATGATTAAACTTTTAAAGGAAGGTTTCTAATATGGGTAAGAATCAAAGAACACAAAAGCAGGTTCAAGCTTTCAGGGATAAAGAGCGCAAAGCTCATATTGTCAGAAGGCAAGAAAGAGATAAAGTCTCTACACATGTAGAAAAAGAAGTACCTCAGATTTCTAATGAAGTTCCTTCTGCATTTGATGTAAGTGGAAGTGATGAGTATCCTAATATTGGAGATGGAGGTTCATCTTTTTCACCAAGATACTCTGAATCAGAAAGTGGTGAACTTGGTGTTGAAGAAACTGAGGAAGAATCAGAAGAAGAGAATAAAGCCAAACCTCCTGTTGGTTGCAAAAAGTGCAAACAAGCTTTGAAGACTCGGCAATTTGCTCAGTCCAGAAGAGGAGTCCGGCTTAAAAAAGTTAAGGAATGATAAATGGGATTTAATTTTGATAAAGAAGCAGACTTAATTAAATCAAGAAAAGACTTAAAAAAGCGGATGGCTGATTTTAAATTAGCTATCCGCACTAAGTATATAAGGGTTAATTTTGAAAAGGTTGAATTCTCTGAAGGTATGGATGCCCTTGTAACTATAAGATGTAGGTTGATTCTTGATTGCTCTGATGACCCTTACTTGAATCATTATCATAGAGATTTTCATAACAATGCTGATAGAAAGTTCTTAGGTTGCTCTCCTAATAGCATTTATTATAATGCTGATTATATTGAATTGATTAAAAGTAAGGTTGTAGAAATTTTTGGTCAAGGTTCTGTTGCTGAGTTCTCAACATATGTTGGCTGTGTAACTTTTACCTTATATATAGCTAATATAGATTTCAAAAGTAAGGAGCCTGTTATTGAGCATGCTGTTCCTGAGAACATACAGTCCATAAGTAAAACAGCACCTCCTCCACCTTCTAAAAATTATGGCATCAATAGAAGAAGGCTCAATAGAAGGTTCAGGCGCTAATAAAGCCTTTTAAGGGCTTATTTATATTTATACTACCGGATAGTAGTATAAGGTTAGTTTAAGCCCTTATCAAGGTGTTATTCTAACGATTTTTAAGGTATAGAGTTTATTATTAGAAGCTATAAGATAGTATAAAGAGCCACTGTCTTATTTTCAGGTAGTATAATATAAAATTTTATAGTATACTATATTTATAAGTTTAATTTATTAAAGGAGTTTTATTATGTTTAAAAGCCTAATGCTTTTACTGGTTTTCTGTTCTCTATCACTTGCATCTGAGTTTGACACTCTTTCTCACAAGGTCTTATCTGATATTCAGTTTTCTGGTAATCAGATTCTGATTAAATGGGAAGATGGGTCTATGAGATATTTGAAGGGTAAGTTTGAACAGACCTCTCCTTTAGAGAAGGGTCAAGCCTACTACCTATTGCATAGAGAATTTGAGTATTGGGATGGCTCTGGCTTATCCTATCTTCAATATTACTTTTTAGAACTAACATTTGACAAACCTAAAGGAAAGTAGCCCAAATGAATAATACTATAATATGCACCACTATAATATGTATCTCTATAAATGCATTTGCTCTCTTTTTAGCAGTCACTATTATTCTACTTAAAAAGAGAGATGATAATTTTGGTCAATGCAGTTTCTGTGATGGTGTTGGCAAGCACTATTACCAAAGTACCGAGAAGTATCATAAGTGCCCTATTTGTAAAGGTACTGGAAAAATTAGAAAGGATAAGAAATGAAACAAGTGGAAATTAAAAAACCAAGAAACAGAGGTGCAGTAGCAAACATTGGCAGAGAAGAGATGATGGACTTGGTCAAAGTTTTTAAAACAGACCAAGGAATTGCTGACCAATATGGTGTAACTCGCCAAGCCATTAATTTAAGAAGGAAGCAGTTAAAAGTTCTAAGCTCCAGAGCAAATAATCCAGACCGCAATAGAAAGATGCTTGACATGAGCAATAATGGCACAAAGGTTGCAGACATATCTAAAGCCTTTAATGTTAGCATTTCTCATACTTATAGAATCTTAAACAGCATTTAGGATTAACTATGAAACAAGTGGAGATAATCATATCTGATATGGCAGGCAGATTTACTTCAGGTGAAATTGGAACTGTATTACCTAATGACTATGCAAGCAAGTATGATTATAAAGTTCAGTTGCCTGGCAAGGCTATGCCGTTTTTTGGTGCTGATGCCATAAGGGTGTTTTATTTTCACAAAGAAGAAGTACGAGCAGTAGACCATGATAATCGTCAGGATAATTTTATTAGAAAGGATAAGAAGTGAGAAAAGTCAAGTTTTGCTCTGATGGTAAAAAAGTAGAGGAGCCTAAAAATATATTACCGGATACAGGATGTGACGAAGTTCATAAAGCTGAAGCAGGGTCAATAGAAGATGGGCAACCTCTCTTGTTCAATAAGCCATTAGAAAGCCAGATGTCCCATCTTATTTCTGAGATTGATAAACTTCACAACAAAATCAACAGGCTGCAATTAAAATTAGACTCAGTACCCATGCTATTTGGGAAAGCGTGCAAAGTAAGATGTGATAGTCCTAAAGATGCAGTTATTGAAGCGCAATTTATTGAGTTCTGTGATAATTCTCAGTATGCCATGATTAGGAGTGCAGATGGTGATATTAGACAAGTGAGTGTTTACAGTTTATGGTTCAAGGATTTGGATACTGCTAACGATTAAAAGTTTTAGTATTGGGATTATGAGTTTTTTGATAAAAAATTTCCGGAGCTTGTGTGGGATGCTATATTGGGCGGTAAGAAAAAGTTTTCTAAATTTTAAATCCCCCCTCCCCTTCCTTTTTTAAAGAAGGGGGGATAAAATTAATTAGCGTACCGGTTCGCTTATTAGCTTAAACGATAATATATTCCCTCGCTTAATTTCGGAAATTAGGCGAGATCTAAGGGTAGGGAAGTTTTTATACTTCCTTCCGGTAGTCTTCTCGTAGCCAGATATTCCTTTTTCTACTATAGCGTCCTTCTCCTTCTCTTTACCGGTAAAGAGAGAGGTTAAGACCTCCCCGAATAGAGAGGCGTTTACCTCCTTTTTTTTCGGAAAGTAAGCTTTAAATATTCCGTTTAGAACGGTACTCGTACCGTTATTATTACTCTTTACTTCGTAGATACCTCCGGAACGGGCAGTACTCGCTTTTAGCGCTATCCCGCTAACTCTCGCTCTTTTAAGAGCGATTTCGCCCTTATAATCTTCTCTCTTAGTAACTTTTTTAGTAGCTTTCGTTTCCATAGAAACTCCTTTTATTAAGTTTAGAATTAAGTAAGGTCTTTATTAACCTTACTCTTATATTATACTATATTTTTTAATCGTTGTCAACGATTATTTTAAAAAAGATTAGGGATTCTTCGGCTCTATCCGTTCCCTCTATATATAGGAGGAAATTATCTTTACTTACTTTATAAAGGATTACCTCTCTATCTTCTACTACTACTACTACCGATAAGGTATATAGTTCTTCTAACTCTTTTAGATTTTCCTCGGATAAAAAATCTTCGTTCGGGTAAGAATCGCTACTACTATCTATATAGGCGATATCTCCTATATAAGAGTAATCTATAGATAGTACCGTATTTATACTTAAAGTCTCTAATACGTCCTTAAACTCTCTATTAGAGAGTTTAAGGCCTTCTTCTCTTACTACTTTTAAAATATCTTTCGTTTTCATCTTTACCCCTTCTATTTCTTTTAGTCTCTTAACTACTCTTATTATACTATATTTTTTAATCGTTGTCAACGATTATTTTTATTTTTTTAAAATATTTTTTTCTTCCTTATTAAGGGTATTAATAGGTATAAGGTAATAGTCTTTATACTCTATAATACCGGATATAGAAAAAGCCCTTTCTCTCTCTATTTCTTTTCTTTCTTCTCTATTAAAAAAATAATTCGTTTCCATCTTTACCCCTCCTATTAAATTAATCTCTTAACTACTCTTATATTATACTATATTTTTTAATCGTTGTCAACGATTTTCTTTATTTTTTAAAATATTTTTTCTCTTTACTTTTTAGAATTTACCTCTTATTAATAGCTTTACTTTTTATAAACCTAATTTATAGCCTTGTTCTTGTCCATTTGTAAATCCTGTATATTATGGGGGATATCATGGTATATTCACATATAACAGATATCAATCTATAGGTACAGGTAACAATGGTCAGCATACGGCAATGCTATATGTCTAAACAAATAAAAAGAATGGGAAGCCATAACAGCTTCCCAATTCCACTTAATAAAGGACAATTAGTTTTCTAACAGTCTAATAGGGATAATGTACCAAGTGATGCCCATGGCAGGATAGGAGATGGACAGCATATCATCATTCTTATTAAGAATAAACTTGCCATCATCAAGGTTACAGGAAGTAACCAAGCTATCATGCTCAAAGAAATGAACACAAGCATACTTATCCATAAGGTCTTTAACACCATTACCATCTACTTCTACCAATAGACCAACTTCCCAGTCCTCTTTAAATACAGACTTGATGGAATTGGTCATCACTTCTGTTGGACCAAAAACAGCATTTAGTTTTTTAGTCAAAAACTTATAATTACCTCCAGAAACAATCTTATCCATTATATCTCTCTCCTGTTATAAAAGTATAGAGGTAATAGCAGTATACTCTATAAATAAGATAAAGTATACTACTATTATAGTTATTAAGGGATTAAAGTAGTCCCCAAGACGCTCTTCTTTGAATCTCTCCTCTAAGAATGCCCAAAGCTTCTCTATCCTCTTTACTACCATTACCAGTCATCAAGAACTTCTTAAGCTTAGTGACCAATTTCTCTATCTTTCTAATGGGCATGGTAGAGAACGCTTCCTTATGGTCAGCGTAGGTATCTTTCATGGTTTGTAGCATTTCCTCTACTTCTAAGAAATGGGCTTTTCTCTCCGGAGTAGAAGTATAGTTTCTTTTAGACATAATAAGTCTCCTTTTATTAAGTTTATTTAAGTAGTATCTCTTAACTACTCTTATAATATACTATAAAATATTATCGTTCGCAATAGTTTTATTAGATAAAGTAGACCAAAGGATTAATAGACATGTTGGCATCTATACATTGCCATTTGATTATCATGGATTATTATGGGCGTCATGGTAGATGGATATCATGGACAAATGGACATGGGAGATTATCATGGATAGATGGCTACTTGGGTTGAATTTTGCCATTGAATTTTGCCATTGAATTTTGCCATTGAATTTTGTCCATTGAATTTTGTCCAAGAGTTGGGTTGAATTTTGTCCAAGAGTTGGGTTGAATTTTGGTCATGGATAGACAAGTGCTTTATGGCTACTTGGACATGGTCATGGATTGAGTTTTGGTCATGGGCGTCATGGGAAATTATCATGATAATCAGTCAGCATTGCCATATGACTTGGCAGGTATATCATGGGAGAAAGTCATGGGCGTCATGACTAAAAATAGATGGGAAATATCATGATAATCAGTCAGCAATGCCATATGACTTGGTCACTTGGTCATGGGCGTCATGACTAAAAATAGATGGGAAATATCATGGATAGCCAAGTACTTTATGGCTACTTGGTCATGGGCGTCATGGGAGATTATCATGGATTATCATGGGAGATGGTCATGGGCGTCATGACGTGTTGGACACATGGCAATGGCTACTTGGCTTATTGAGTTTTGGTCATGGATATCATGGATTTATGGGCGTCATGACGGGTTAGACACATGGCAATGTTGCTCAATAAAAATTGTTAATACTGGCAATAAGCAATGTTTTCTTGGCTAAAACAGGTGGCAATGTTGACCATGATAGGGATGTAATACCATCCCCATTGTCATAGCACAAAATCACCATTCCTTACCACAACCCAATCCCACCAACACTAAAACAATGCCTACCCATTTTTTCTCAGTATCAGCATCACAGCTTATTCTTTTTTTTGAATTTTATAATAGGTATAGGAGATATACCCTTTTTCTATATATAACTTACTTCTTCTCTTATTAGATAACTTATAAGGTATTATAAAGGAATATACTCTTTATTCCTTTATTAAGTAGTATTAAAGACTTTATTCTATTTATATAGTCCTTTATAGGAATATTATAAATAACCTCCGGTGTGGAGGCAGTGGGCAATGCAGTTTGAGGGTAGAATGGTAATTTATATTTTACTTGTGTTTACTCTAACTTGGTGTCAGTTAAGTCGGCATACCTTAAGTCCGCCTCTTTTAAGTTAGAAGAGGTTAAGTCCGCCTGTTCTAAGATAGCCTGTCCTAAGTCCGCTTGTTCTAAATTAGCATTGAATAAATTAGTGTCTCTTAAGTTAGCACCAGTTAAGTTGGCATTGAATAAGTTGGCATCTTCTAAGTCCGCTTGTTCTAAGTTGACATTGAATAAATTAGCATCTTCTAAGTTGGCAAATCTTAAGATAGCACCAGATAGGTTAGCCTGTTTTAAGTTAGTGTGTTTCAAGTTGGCATATCTTAAGATAGCACCAGATAGGTTAGCCTGTTTTAAGTTAGTGTGTTTTAAGTTAGCATTGAACAAGTTAGCCTGTTCTAAGTAAACCTGTTCTAAGTTAGCGCATCTTAAGTCAGCTTGTCCTAAGTCAGCCAGTTTTAATTCAGCGTGTTTTAAGTTAGCACACCTTAAGTCAGCCTGTTTTAATTCAGCATGTTTTAAGTTGACATTGAATAGATTAGCATTGAATAAATTAGCACATCTTAAATCCTTACCAAGTCCCTTATGCTTCTTTAATAGTTCGGCAACTGTTTTACAGTCATCGTCTTTAATGATGATGGTACCATCATTTCTTTCAATTACCATTAGTAAGTCCTTTAAATTTATTTACAATATTAAATTAGTGCCAGTTAGGTTAGCACCTAATAGGTTAGTGTCTCTTAAGTTAGCACCAGTTAAGTCGGCTTTTCTTAAGTCTGCTTTGAATAAGATGGTATGTTTTAAGTTAGCCTCTCTTAAGTCGGCATCTTCTAAGTTAGCTTTCCCTAAGTGGCTATATTCTAAATTAGCATCTTCTAAATTAGCCTCTCTTAAGTCCGCCTGTCCTAAGTCGGCGTATTTTAAGTTAGTGTTTTTTAAGTTAGCTTTGAATAAGATAGCATCTCTTAAGTCAACTCCAGTTAAGTAGGCGTTTTCTAAGTTGGCACCAGTTAAGTCAACTTTACTTAAGTCGGCAAATCTTAAGTCTGCCTCTCTTAAGTCCTTGCCAAGTCCCTTATACTTCTTTAATAGTTCAGCAACTGTTTTACATTTATCATCTTTGATAACAATAGTACCATCTTTTCTTTTAATTAGCATAATAAGCTCCTTTAAATTTATTTACAATATTAAATTAGTGCCAGTTAGGTTAGCACTGAATAAACTCACAATTCTAAGACTTGTTGAACTCCATGATGTTCATCTCTTTTCTCAATATAGTAATCTATACAAGATTTAGCAGATTCTAATAATCCACTCTGTTCATGGTCATATCCATAATAGCCTGAGCAGGAATCTAATGGATGTCCAGTTTCATCAATTATCTCATACTCATAAACATTACCAATAAGATAGTTATCATAGTAAGCAACCTCAGACCTAATCCAATCATACATTTGAGTAAGTCTTCTACAGGTCACTCTTTTCCACCCACACTGCTCATAAGCTTTCTTAAAAGGAATGTAAGCCCATCCCACTTGACCACTATCCCAAGAGCAGTTAAACCCAGTAGTGTTAATAGTTATACCACTATGGTCATAAAGGTATAGAGGAAGTATTGCACAACTGCCTTCATTTCTAATGATTTCTTTTCTAAACTCTTCCCAAGAGTTATAGTTGGATCTTAAATAAGGATTTTCATCTCCCAACTGATACTTATCATGGAAGCAATGCATTACAGTGAACCCATCAAACTTCTCTAATGGGTTAGGAGGATTGTCCATATTCTTGATTTTAATTTTGAATCTCTTATACTCTATAGTTTCCATATTAATCCTCCATGTCTTCGCAAGCCATAGCAGTTATTGCAAGAGTAGTTCCATCAGGTAGGTCTACCCAAACAGTACCTGTTTGATGCTCAATCTCTCCTACAACCTCAGAAATACCAAATTCTGAAGCAATAGCTTCTCCCAACTTTTCAAAGTTGATTTTTTTAGTTTCTTTAGACATCTCAGTCTCCTTTATTAAGTTTATAGTATCTTTCCTTCTATTATAAATATAATATAAAATTTAATATTTAGTTACTGTTAAATTAGCCATTCAGGCTCTGCCCTTCTGGTATATCCTTTTAAGTGAAGCTTATAAGTATTGTACGCATTCCTATAGGAAGCAACTACATCATTTTCTATTATAGCAAAATCTTCTAAACAAATAGGTTGAGGTCTTTCTGGATTGTCAGGAAATGAGTTTTTAATTTTTTCCTTTTCCCTTAAAGCATAATCAGCAAGAGCCATGTATAGCTTTGTGGTTTTGTGGCTCTTTTGGAATCTATAGTAGAACTCCATTGCAAGCTTATGACCACTTACCAAGACTTTCCTCCAGTGGAGGAAATTCTCTCCAGCCCATTTAGTAATAGGGTGATGGAGGTGAGTTGGCTTATACATCCAAGGCTCCCATAACCCTAAACTATCTAATGCTGAACAACATATTTGAGCATGCTCTACAGTCATCTTTCTAACATGAGTATCAAAAGTATACTTAGCCGAAATTTGAGGGTTTGCATCAAGGGTAAATACATTCATTTACAATATCCTTTTATTAAATTTATAATATATTTACTTTCTATTATAAATATACTATATTTTATAGTATAAATCTATAGTTAAATTAGCCATTAGGGAATAGTATAGGTTTCCATGTTTTCCAAAATCTTAATGCCTTTTTACCATCCATCTTGAGTATCTGCTCATCAGTGAAGTTCTTCCACTCCTCTTTAGGATGCAATTCGCATCCTATCTTGATGTGAGTGTCTAATACAGTAATTGCATAAGTTGAGAATATTAAGTAGCAGGATGAAGTTTTTATACCAAGCACAGATTTCCATTCACCAACTTCTAATGAGCCACCAACTTCTAACCAGACACCAACTTTTAATGAGCCACTAATTTCTAATGAGTCACCAACTTTTAATGATTGACCAACTTCTAACCATTCATCAACTTTTAATGAGCCACCAACTTCTAACCATTCATCAACTTTTAATGAGTAACCAACTTCTAACCAGCCACCAACTTTTAATGAGCCACTAATTTCTAATGAGCCACCAACTTTTAATGAGCCACTAATTTCTAATGAGTCACCAACTTTTAATGAGCCACCAACTTCTAACCATTCATCAACTTTTAATGAGCCACCAACTTCTAACCAGCCACCAACTTTTAATGAGCCACCAACTTTTAATGCACCTTGAATTATCAGTGGTAATGTTATAGTAAGGCTTTCACTACATATTACATCCTTAATGGTGTAATAACCATCCATTTTAATCAACCCTTTAAAATTTTCATCAATTATCATAGTCAACTCCTTTTATGATATGCTTCCTTTTCTCTACAATAGGGAAGGGCTTTGCTGAAAAGACAACCAAAGGGTTTTTAGAAGTTAGCACTGGCTTTCCAACAACTTCTTCTTTATCTGTATCATATTTGAATAACCAATACTCTGGTTGTCCTCCTGCTTCTGGTTGAGTTTTTGACCATTTATACATATTTGCATCTGGCATAATACAAAGTTTGCCATCCCAATCAAATTCTGCCACTTCCATCAGTGCTAATGTTATTGCTGATGGAACATAATCTTTATTACTCATAATATTATCCTTTAGAATGATTCATACCTTTTCTGTCTACAATAGCCACAAGTCTTTTCTGTCATTGGCCAACTTCCAGTAGCAAAGGCTGCTGCACACTTTCTCATATAGACATTATAGTTTGCATAAGCTATTGCATTTGCTGATGGTAGATTCTCTACTCTCTTAACCTCTCCTGTTTTGCAGTTTCTGATGGTTCCTTCTGATGGTCTAACATCCCATAGCCCATCCTTGTCAGTAATACCCATTAATATCCTCCAATTCTTAATTTATCCTGACCAATAGACCTTTTAGTAGCTACACCGCTCATAAAGGCATCTCCATTTTCATTAAAACCTTGATACTTAGTAACACCAAAGACAGTCTTGCATTCAAGGCAATAAGGTCTTTTGCCAGTAGGAAACTGAATGACTCCTGAGTGACAGTTGGGGCAAAGGTTCTTATCATAAGGATAGTTTGTGTCCATATAACCTTTCATGAAAGATTTGAGAGCATCATTCTTTAAAGCTCTGGCTCTTGGTTCACTCACCAGAGCACCACTAAGGAATTGTTTCAAGTACTTTCTTTCCATTTTATTGAACAAGAACTTAATCTCTCCCATTAGTTCATGGTACATTCTGTATTCATCAGGGTCAACTTCAATCTTTATGTAGTCTGGCTTGCCATTTACTTTATAGTCTTTAATTCGCATCCATCTTGCCAAATGGATACCATATTTCTTAAGTCTATGAAGTCTATAGGTGATCCATTCTTTTGGAGCATCTAATTCTTCTGGATTGACTTCATACTTCTGAATAAGGTTTTGAATAAGACGTTTGGCATTCTCTGCTTCTGGTCCAGAAGTTTCAGCCATCCTTTTCAGTTTTTCAATTTTTGATTTTATTTTTGACAATTCCATATCAAAGTCCTTCCTCTATCCAGTTTTCAGGCAAGGCTTGATTTTTGTGGTGGAACTGCGCTCTACCTACCTTGTTGCCATTATAGTCCCTAAGAACTGAACTGACATCACCTCCATGATTTTCTAACCTATCACAAAGGTCTCTCAAAATCCTAACCATTTCAGGGATACGGTTAGGTTGAAATGCTTCACCCTCATCACCAATCTTAATGGTCAACATCTCTATTCCTCCTATTTTTTAAATTTATAGTATATTTACTTTCTATTATAAATATACTATAAAATTTAATATTTATCTACTTAAAATTAACCATTGGCTATCTTACTATAGATACAAGCATTATTGCCAAGTGGGTTGGAGTTTTTACTACTATATATCCTGCATCATCATCAGATTGAGGGTCTACATAGCTAAACAATGCTTTCTCTCCTTCCGGAGACTCTATGACCTTCCTATAAGACTGCCCTGTTAGAGCTACTTCCTTAATCAAAGTAGAGATAAGCTTTGCCAATCTTTTTTCAATAGGCTTATTTCTTTTTAGGATAAAATGTTGATACACTGCAAACTCTGTAGCAGGGGCATTAGCATCTGCAAGTTGTTGAGAGTTCAAGATTCTACTCATTTGTGTTTGAAGCTCTGGCCAATTGTCTGCAAACTTTTGAAACTGTGTTCCATCAACTTGGCCAAAACCTACTCCAAAACCTTTACTCATGTTATATCTCCTTTTAATGGTTTAATAAAGTCTAAGGCTTTCTTGTCACCTTTAAGATACTGCTTTGCACAATACTCTAAAAAGTAGTAGTATATTCTGGTTCTTGTTTTTATGTAGTAAAGTTCCTTGCCAGATTCATCTTCTATCTTGATTATCTGCTCTAATTCATTAGTTTTAAACACTAAACTCATACCAAGCCCTCTACTATAAAGTTGGCAACAATGCACATTACTATAAAGATAAATATAAAAAACATACCAAGGAAAATCTCTCCAATTGTTACACCACCACCTGCACTCATAACTTAACCTCTTTGTAAAAAGTCACCATATTATAGCAAAAGTTGATATTAGGAGTTGCCTTATACCTTTTTGCTATTGCACAAATCACATTCATCCTTTGTGTTTCAGTCTCTATCTCAAATAGAGTATCCATAACAGCAAAGCTTACATCAACAGTATTATTTTTAGCTAAAGAATACCTTACCAAAAGGTCAAATTGTTTAGCTCCCTTCTTACACCTACTATTCAAAGCCATAATCTACCTCTGGGTAAGTATTATATGGCTCATATCTGTCATGAACAGGAATAGGGTGTTCAACCAACTTCCTAAACCTTGAATCTGAACTCCATAGGAAATTGCCTCCAAAACTAAATGTATTGCAGGTCTTAGAGTCTAAAGTTTTATCTGCTAAGAATGGTCTTGCTATGATGTTATCTCTAAAGTACCCTTCATTTTCTGGAAGGACAAGCTTATATGCTGGTGTCTTCCTATCAGAAGAAAATATTTCTGGTAGTAGAGGATGGACTAAAATAACATCTCTTACATAATCATATCCAGTTGCCCCATTAGTACAACAAGATATTCCCTTATCAACAAATACACTACAAAGCAATCCTTTTCTAATCATGTTCCATAACTCCTTCTTTTATCATTCTCTCAATTTCCTCATCAGCTTCCTTTAGGCTGTCTACAATTACCCAACCCTTTTCAGTAAATATTTGAGTTTGTGATCCCCAAGGTCTGGTATCTCCAAAATCAACTCTATATTTATCATATGTCATATCCACCCCAATCTTCAACAAGTTCCAATAGCAAGGCTTCAAACTCTTCAGCATCACCATACCAAGGAAGAGGTACTGCTACATTAAAGAAGAAACAACTATTTAAAAATTCTGGCTGGCAAATCTTCATAATCCTAACATCTTTAATAGAATAAGTAGTTGTCTTTTCAACTTCTACTTTAAGGTAAGCATAAGAGTTGCACCAGTGGACTTCTTTGCAACCTTTACTCCTCTTATTGAGGTAATCAGATACTGCTTCTAATTGAATATCCTTAGCTTCCATAAAAGCTCCTTTTTTTTAAATTAGTAAGTAAATTAATCTTATACTAATAATATATAAAAATTTTTAGTTTTCAGCTATAAATAAAAAGTTCACCGTTAAATATTTATAGTGCAACTTCCTTAAGGAACTTACCATAATGGTTTCTGGCTTGATTCATAGTAATCAATCCTAACTCTTGAAACTCTAATTCTTCACCTCTTTCAGTATACATTACCATATACCAAGCACCAGCAGGTCTTCCTTTATAAAGTTTAAGGCAAACCTCTTCACCACTGCCCAGTCTAAAATCTGTCCTTAGGAAGCAGAACAGCTCTACTTTTAATAAATCTTTGGACTTAACCTTTTTACTGTTAAAGACATGCATCTTGTAGGTGACTCCATCTTCTATTATGAGAGTCTTATAGTTGACTCTGCCCTTGGAATCTCTATAATAGAGAATCCTTGTTTTAGATTGCTCCTTTTTAACAAACATCTTAAAACTAAATCCAATTGACCGGATAAATCCTATCAAAACAGAAGCTATCTTCAAATACTCTAAATATTTTGCCAATTTAGCAATCATTTAAGCCATCCTTTTAAAAGCGTTTTAAGGCTATTTTAAGCCTTGAAAAGTTTTAGGCTATAAAAACCCCTTATTTATATAAAATATACCCTTATTCACATGTTAATAAAAGGATTTTAGCGTTGGTAACCCTTTTTAAACTCATTCGGGTTATTAGAATCAATATGGCTGACAGTTAATTGCTGCCAAACATGAAAATGCCAGAGTAGGGAGAGTTGCCTGAGCTGTTCTCTACTTAACTTGACTTTTTTAATGTATTTCATTATAGTCTCTATGGACATCTCTTCTACTTCCTGTATTCTGTCTTTGATGCTTCTCATCTTACCAGTAGCAAGAACTCTACAAGATATGTGTTCTGCTTCAGGCATACTCTTATTTTTATCTTTTGGCTTCCTAACTCTTTTCCAGTCATCCTGTTCAAAAGGCTTCCTTGGACAGAAGCAAGTTCTACACCCATCAATCTTTTTCTTTGTCCACTTACCTCTGAACACATAGCAGAAAGCAGAGCCAAATGGAAATTCATTAACAAGAAAACTTTCTATTGGAGGGCTTGCTTTGCTTCTACTTTTAAAATCTGGCAGAAGCATCTTTAAGTGAAGAACCTCTAAATATTTAATGCACCTTGCCAACTCTGATAATTTCATCTTTCCTCCTTCAACATATACAAATTCTCCTTTTTTAATCATAACCAATTGACGGTTCAAAGACCTTACCCATAATGAACCTTGCCTTTTGATTACTCTATATATTCCACCAACCTCAACATAAGCCTTGTTTGGTATTGGTTTAGTTATCATCACTCTTTTCACAAAAACAGTCCTTTAAAAGATATTACTATAACTATTAAGTTATAAATGATAGTGGATACAACCAAAGCTAAAAGTATCCAAAACAGTTTCATCCCTCTTCCTTTATTTTTAATATACTAAAGGGAATAGCTGTCACCTTACGTATTCTAAGCCATTATTAGAATAGTAAGCCCATATGAAAGCATCTAACTCTCTAACAGTCAATAAGTTTCTAACAGCAAATTGACGAAACTCTGTTTCCATAGCAATATACTGTTTCTTATTCTTTGGCAAATCTGATTTCAGAAACTTGGCTATGTGGGTATCTATGATTGCTAAGTTGTCAGTATCTCCAATATTCCTTAGAAAGTGGGAAGATGTCTTCATCCCTAATCCCTTTACATTCCTTACCAAGCATTCTCTCTTTTTGATATCAGAGCAAGTGCTACACTTTACCGCGTCATATATTTCAGCAAAATCTAATCTTGCTAAGAAAAGTTGCTTTGCTTTGTTAGAGTGGAATCTCATACCTGAGCTTTTAAGTATTTCTATCAACTGGTTTAGGGTCAAACCCTTAGAGAAAAAATCAAACTCTCTTAGCTTCCAGTTTGCATACTTATTAGTTTCAAACTTTATCTGAGGGCTACATATGGCAAAACACAACTCATAGAAAACGTCTTTTGCGCAAAGTTTTGGAAATCCTCTCAATCTGTTTTTTATTGAGCTTCTTAGCCCCTCTGTTACAGTCAGATTGCTTATTGTCAACCTTGTTGGGTGACTTATGTTTGCATAGCTCATTTTTCAAATCCTTTCTAACTTGTCTTTCAAAGTTGACCATTTTATTCTCTTGTATAAACCATAAGAGTTTATTATTAATATCACATTTCTGAATTGGCTCTCTAATTAGTTCTTTCCTTACAGTCAAAGTAGAACCAACTGGTGTTTCAAGAACAGGCTCTTTCTTAAGCTCAATGAGGCACTTCAAGCAAACAGGTGCTTTATAATCAACAACAGCCAACCCTCTATCTTTTAAAGGAGCTTGGTGAGGAATCATAATCTTACCAAGCCAATTAAGAGGTGGTATATTTCCCCTACAGCACCTACAGATGTGAGTACCAGATTGTTTAGACTTCTCTATCCAGTGGCGGTAATTATCCTGAAACAATAAATAATGCACCTTGCACATCTTAATCATATTATAAAGCCTTGGGTTTGCTTCTTCCCAAGGCTTTGATGCTATGCTCTTACCATTCTGCCAATTACTCTTGATAGTTTCCCATCTTTCCACAACATCTCCTATTGGAATTGATTAATAGAACAGGATTGCCAATTTTTATCATCTCTCCAACAATTGAAGAAGCCATGCTTCATCTTTCCCTTTCCGGCAATCTCTTGGTATACAACTCTCATCACTTTATTAAGATACTTCTCTGGATTATTCTTCATGTCATTCATAAGCTCTAAACTAAACCCAGCAACATTACCCATATCCACTACCTTTTCATCTTCATCCAGAACAGCTATCTTAACTCCTGTTGGCAATCCTTTTCTGGTTTCTGCTGTACTGATTTTAAATCCGGTAACAAACACATCAGCTTCATTGATACCTTTAAGCTTCCACCAGTCATCACAGAACATACCTTTAAGGACAAAACCTTCCCAGCCCTTACCATCTGCTATGTTGAGTAGAGCTTCTAATGTTTTTATTGATTCCTTAGTATCTGCACCAAGCTCTATAGGTTTGAATCCTTTTGTCATATATTCCTTACCAACAAAATCTTGCAACCATCTTCTACCTTCAAACCATCCCATAGAGTCAGAACCCATCATGGGTTTACCTTCAAGGATAGGAACTGAGAAGATGTATGGATGGAGGTCTTCAGGGCATTCTTTGATTGCCGTTGTTACTTCTGAATCAGGATGACCTGGCCAACATAGCTCAAAGTCAAAAACAGTATTCTCAGGCATCATATACCATATTTTCGCCACAACAGATTTTTCCAATTTAGGGTAGATGTTGGTATAAGTCTTTTCAACATTCAACCTTCTACCATAGACAGCAGGAGGTTTACCCTGCTCTCTGACAAGGAAATGTCTATGACCTTGCTCTTTTCTCTCTATGCAATAGAGACCGCTTTTAATCTTTACTGCTTTTGGGTCTACAATCTCTATATCCCCATTAGCACTTCTTACCATACCACTTCTCAAAACTGCATCTTTAGGGTGGATGATAAGCTTCCTGTCTTTCTCTCCTACTGGCTTAGTGAGAATGTTCATTGGCCATAGGTTACAATCAATTGGCATCTTTCTCTTCCTTTTCTTTTGGTTTAGTATTTGGGCTTAAATTATCCAAGCCACAATTTCTACAATGATAATGTTCAGTTCCATCTTTATCAGTATGGAAATAGGTGAAGGCATTCTTGTTGCAATACAAGCATCTTTCTGGTACAGACATTTTAACTCCTTAATACTCCAAAGGCTATATGTTGGAATCTTAGCAAGCCCATAGCCAAAGCCTTTTCTTTAGCCTTTTCTGACTTAATATTTTTCCAAACTTGTTTTAAGATATTTGCAGAGAATGTATCAAGTATCTGAGGCACATAATCTCTATCAGGTTCTGATACTATGACATATTGAGTGTGGCTCACAACCCAATTAATTGCTACAAATATTTGTATGGGCTCAGTACATTCAAATACCCACTCCTCTTTAGCATTCTCTTTTACAGTTATTTTAGAAATAGGTTCATCAGGATAGTCAATCTTAATCTCTTTTTGAAGCTCTGAGATTTGAAACTTATCTGGGGATGGACTAAACTCTGCAATTATTGAACCAGAGTTTTCCTTATAGAAGATGACCATTTTATTCATGGGTTCTCTCCCTTTCTTATTAAGTTATTAAATTAATCTTATACTATAAATATAATATAAAATTTAATAGTTAGCTAATGGTTTATAAGACAGTGTATAAAAAGCAAGAAGAGGGAACCAAGGATTCAAAGGCTCACCTCTCTTGCTTCTATAGAACGGGAATTTATGGCAGTTTGTATCCTGCATCTTCCAGTTTCTTAATGATACCAGAGATTTTACCATACTTCTTAGCAGGGTCACATTTTGAGAAATATTTCTCATTAAACTTCTTGAACTTAGGAGCTGTAGAAGTTGCTGCTTTCAGAACCTTCTCTCTATCATAGCCAAGCTTAGAGATAAGGATAAGAATACCTTGTGAACCAGAACCTTCATTAAAGGTAATAGTGCCAGACTCTTCAGTTGCCTTGCTGAGCCCTTCTATTTTACCCTCTGAGCTTTCTGCTTTCTTTTTAGCAGGTTTCTTTTTGGGAGCAGGAGCTTCTTCCTCTTCCTCATCATCAAGGTCAAGGTCTTCTTCAACCTCTGCCTTTTTAGCAGGCTTTTTGGTTGCTTTCTTTTTAGCAGTCTTTTTGGTTGCTTTCTTTTTGGGAGCAGGGGCTTCTTCCTCTTCCTCATCATCAAGGTCATCAAGGTCAGCATCATCAGAATCCTCTTCCTCTACTTCCTCTTCATCCTCAATCCCTGCATCATCAAGAAGGTCATCAAGGTCATCATCTTCAACTTCCTCAGCTTTCTTTTTGCTGGAAGTTTGTTGGGCTGATTTTTTAGTTTTTGCTGCCATAGCAGTCTCCTTTAATAGTTTGAATTAAAAATCTTTCCTCTTTTAATTATAGTATAAATATACTATAAAACTTTCATGAGCGCTACCTTTTTATTAGCCATGATTTACTTTATTTAAGCCAAGGTTGCTTCCACTAAATCCTTACATAGGGTTACCCAATCCACAGTTTTAAGATGGGTTAATAGGACATCTGTCATCCAATCCTTTTCTCCAAATGCTGAGGTAATCTCTTCTTGCAGAGAAGTCAACAAGCTTTCCTTAAGAAGGTTTGTTGCTGCTATGGCAAGACCTTCTTCATCATAGCCTTGTTCTTTAGCAGTATTGATTGCCTTTGTAATTTCTTCAGGAATAGCTTTCTTGTATGAGAAATCACTTTTATTAATCCACTCTTTTATCACATAGGTAGAGAAGTTCTTACAACCTTTGTACTTCTCATTCTCAATACAAGCTTCAGCACCAATAACAAGGATAGCATTAGAGAAGTCTTTGATAAGCCCTTCTGTATTGCCCTCATTATTATTAGTGATTTGAATCAATTTGTAGGCTTGTTGCTCTGCCCATTGTTTTTGCAGCATCTCTGCTCCTTTCTATTGTCAAATGTTACCCATCCGGCAACTGGTTTACTAAAAACTTTTGGATTGTGCAATAGATTGTTAACAGTTTCTTTGGCTCCTTCTAAATCATCTCCATGAGATTCAGTAGTCACAATCCCATTCTTCCATTTCAGATTAGAATAGTACATATTACTTCAACTTCCTTGGAACAAGATTATCAAATACCTCATCAACTTTCTCAGATAAGACCTCATTAAACACATTAGGGTATTTACTTCTTAAACAAACAGGTTTCTTTCCATAAGGGAATATTATAGAGTCCACCAAATCTACTCCCATACATTCACAAATGTAGAGAATCTTATACATTACCATAATGTCATCTATAGAAGGAAGCCCAACTCCATTAGGGTGGTTATGCCCTACTATGAAGTACCTTGCCTTATCCTCCAATATCCTTTGAAAGAGAACCCCCAAAGGGACATGGTTTATGTAAAATCCCCCCAAAGATACAACCCTCTCTTTTATAATCCGGTATGCAGGGTCAAGAGTAACAAGCATAAAGGCTTCTTGGTCTATGCCTTGGATCTTTTCCATTTTCTTTATAGCTTCTTTTCTGGTTCTAATGAACTCATTGGTAATCTTTGGAGGTTTATTCATATTACTTAATATCCTTTAAAGCTTCTGCTTGTTTCTGTTCTAAGATGTTCTGAATTTGATTGCCTGAAGCTTTATCAGATACTGGTATGGAATGGATACAAGGAGGTTGCTCAGTAGCAAGCTTCTCTTTTGGGACTGATGGATAAATCTCAATCCTATTATCTCTGTAATTCCTCTTTATGTGGATACCCTTGATGTATTTAGAGTTCCAAAGGTTAGGAGAAATTTCTTCTGGAGCCACAGTGTCCATAACACCATGTCTTTCAAACTCTTCTATCACACAAGCCACATACCAACCTGGTTTGATAGTTGGGTCTTTTGGAAAATAGACTTTACCTTTAAGTCTTGTCAAAATTTTCCCATTTGCATCATCTTTAGAGAACATTCTTATAAAGAGGATACCTGTATTCTTTTCATCAGGTGGTCTTGAAGGGGTTTTCTTTTCTGGTAGCAGTTTCTCATCCACTATTGGTTCAGGAGATTCTACTGGCTCTGTCTCAGCAGGTTTCTCTTCCTCATCAAAGCTACCGTTCTCAACATACCCATCTATAGGGATAAGCTTTGCATTCTCTCCTCCATCACTCTCAATATCAAACCCATCTGGAATCTGTTCCAGTGATATTGATAAGACTTGCTGGGAAGTCATCTTGTCTAAATCTTCTTGGGTCAATTTCTTAACAGTACTCATTCATACTCCTTAAATCAAAAAGGTAATTTTCCATTTATTTTCTTAATATCAAAAGCGTGTATACCATTGTGTCTCCATATAGTATTATTCAAGTGGCCATCTTTCATGTAATTAGGGATAACTTGCCAAGATTGTCCATCTTTGAACTCCATGACTAAGTTGGTCTTTAAAAAGCCATCTGAATGGTCTCCTCCTTTCCTTCTAATTATTTCCTCTACACAAGATATGGTTAAGTCTCCATGCTTCTGATAAATCTTCTTAACCTTATTCTCTATGAGAGCTTTCAGTCTGTCCAATTCTTCTAAATCTTTTTTCAATTCACTTAACTTCATACCTCATTCCTTATCTTTTTAATTCCCTTATAATATACTTTATTTAAAAGTGATAGAAAAGAATAAATTTAACCAAAGGCTTACAATCCCTAAACCTGCCATAGCTAAAAACACTCCATATACTATGTTAGCTATGGATTTTACTTTCTTTTGGGATTGTTTAAAAGCATAAGATTCATAAGGGTCATAATCTCTACCTTTAATCCATGCAATTGTGAAATCATAGAAGTCATACATTCTCATTGCTTCATCTAAACTACAATTGTCAGAAAAAGTATGCTTCATATCTGACCAAAGGTCTAAACAAAATGGTATAGCATGTTCTTTAGCATTAGAGGCTTCATAGCCGTTGAAGTTTACTAACTTGATGAAGTGGCTATGAAGCTCATCACTTAATGGCTTTGCCTTTAAAATATCACCAACATTATTCATATCCCACAATCCTTCTTCTTTAAGTAAGGATATAGTGTTTGCCTTACGCTGAGAACCTTGCAAATTTACCTCCTAATATAGTTAAAGCTCTTTTATATTAATATAGTATAAAAGAGCCTGAAAAAGGGCTTAATTTAAGCCAGTTGTTTAATTTAATCTAATATCTCAGCATCAGCATCTATAGGCTCATCAGGCATTCCATCAGCAGCATTAGAAACAGCTTCAAAAGCTTGACCATATGCTTTAGCTCCCATTGCTTTCTTATTTGCCTCTGATATACTACCATCTATAGGAATGATGTTCACTCCTTCTTTAATACCTTGGATTACTTTCTTAAGAGATGGGCAACCTTTACAGTTTACTCTCATTACATCCAGTTGAACTTTCAATAGAGAAGCTACTTGCTTGGCATCTAATTGAAATTTTGAACCTTCCTTGATTCTACTATTTCTATGGATGCCAGTGCTCAATGTCCTAATCAAGGCGTGCGCTCTTTTAAAGGATTGCTCTTTTGTCTTGGTTGCTATATTCATCATCTCTATATGGAGGTTTACTGCTGAGTTGTAAGATTCTATTTCTGCAATGGTTGCATCTGGATGAGGTCTTGAAGGAGCATTGCCTTGGTACTCTTCTAAGACATGAGAGGCTCTGCGATAATCTTCCAACTCTTGAAGCAACATAGTCTTCCCAGAAGCTAACTCATTATCCATAGACAGAGTATCCTCTACCAGAGTTTGAAGCTTTGCAGCTTGGTCTATACCTACTGCACTTTTAAATAAGTCCATAGCAGCAACAGAGAGTTTCCCTCCATGAGCAGGGCACCTATGGAAGTTGGTAACACCTGGGCTTTGGCAATAGCCATCTCTTGATTTTAATTTTGAATTGCAGGAATTTTTTCCTGCTGGTATTGTATTCTTGCTCACAACCCTATCCCTTTCTTTTATTATTTTTGGCATAGTCAATCA